CCCTCGAAGCCTCGGAGGTCCAAAAGTTGTACCGGTTGGGCCGAACCGGGCGGTCCATGGTCATCAGCGACACGGCCGTCGGGATCGGGAAAGTCCCTGAAGCCCAATTGGATGTGAGGGGGAACATTAAGTGTGACGGTCTAGTTAATAATGCAGGTATGCATTGGCGTATATCCGCCGCCACCGGCGCTTCCGGCAATGTTGCTTATACTTTAAACGGTGGTAACTGGTTTTCTTCAACTGCAAGTTCCACCGTATACGGGATAGTTCTGAGTACGGAAAATAATGCCCCTATATCAGCATGGGATTCTGTGTCTGGATACTTTACTGCACCAGAAGATGGTTTATATCTTATTGATTTGGGTATTTTCATAAACGGGCTTGACTCTAACCGGTGGGGTAACTTTCAGTTACTACACACTGATGGTACCACCAAAGAAGGCCAGTATACATTTTATACTATAGATTTAACAGTTGATGATACAGTTGGTTATAGTAAAACTGTTTACATGAAAACTGGTGAAAAGTTCTCGTTTTACACTGGACAAGGAACTGTTACATTATATTTAACCGGTGGTCCACCAGGTCATACGACCATGAACGTTTATAAAATTTCGTAGTCTATATAAATGGAGTGCACCCCTGAAAACTGTAATATGGTTTCGGTGATTGTTAGACAATTCTGTCCAACCATAGGAAATTTTTCGAATGGGGTCACATACGAATCAATAAATTTTGGCATACATGAAAAACCCACAAAGGAAGAGTTCGAAATAAGATTACATGAAGTGGTAAAACAACTCACTTTAAAGAGAGAGCTTGAAGCTAAACCTATATCAAAACTCCGCGAAGAACGCAACACGCGGCTCGCCGAGGTGGATTGGGTGTTCTCCACGGATTACCAAATACCTGATGAACAGAGGGGTGTGTGGTTCGCATACCGCCGAGCCCTCCGGGAACTTCCATCCACCACAGAAGATCCCACGAACCCGGTGTGGCCCGAAAAACCTATGATGCCCATCGGGGAGACTTCTGTATCTATAGTAGAAACTGATCTTCAGAGTGAAAAATCTAAAGTGGTCTTACTTCAGAATGTTGTATTCAACCTGTCCAAAAGAATACAAGCTTTGGAGAGTGCTTAAAAATAAACTCTCACTATAATATAAAATGTCTGGTGGTATTGCCCAACTTGTTGCTGTCGGTGCCCAGGATGTGCACCTAGTCGGTCAGCCTGAAGTCAGTTTTTTCAGGTCGACCTATAAGCGTCACACAAACTTTTCTCAAACTGTCGAGCGTCAGGTCATTCAGGGCAACGTCTCGAACAACGGTATGTCCACCATCCGCTTCGAACGAAAGGGGGATATGCTCGGGTATGTCTACCTCGTCGCCAATGATGGGACCAAGACCCTCCCTGTAGGTGATTGGACTACCGTCATCTCCAAGGTTGAGCTTCTCATCGGTGGTCAGGTGATTGACGAGCAGGATTCTATTTTCTCTACTCTCATCGCCCCGGCCCTATCGGCTAGCTCCTATTCGAAGTCTATCGCTGGTGGTCTCGGTAACACCCGATTTTACCCACTTCGTTTCTCTTTCTGTGAGAACTGGCAGTCCGCCCTCCCTCTCATCTCGCTCCAGTACCATGACGTCGAGCTCCGTATCACATGGGGTGGTGTCGCCGCGGACAGTAGCCGTAAGTGGGATGTCTACACGAACTACGCGTACCTGGACACCCAAGAGCGTGAGATGTTCGCGGGGTCCCCCCAAAACATGATCATGACCCAGGTCCAGAAGGCGATCGCATCCAAGTCCAAGATACAAGAAATGAACTTCAACCACCCTGTGAAGTACTTGGCATCTGCGGACTCGGATACCGATCTCGCCATCCTCAGTGAAAGAAATAAGCTCAAGCTCCAGATCAACGGTACTGACGTCGCCGACTATAAGTTTGCCGACCCCCACTTCACCACAGTACCCCTGTATTACCATTCCTCCAATGGTGACTCCACCACCGCTAAGCGACTTTTCTTCTACCCCTTCTGTCTGGATGTCTCCAAGCTCCAACCCACTGGTTCCCTGAACTTTTCCCGTCTGGATTCGGCTCGTATTATTAACGACAAAGACATCTGTGATAAGGATGTCTATGCTGTGAACTACAATGTCCTCCGTATCGAAAATGGTATGGGTGGCCTTTTATATTCTAACTAATTAGTAACTATGTTTTGGAAGATTGTTTTCCTACTCGCCATCGTTTTTGTATTGACGTACGATCCTAAGTCTAGGACACTCGAAAAAATTGTTGGTCAGCCCACAGCCTCAACAGACAAATCGTGTGAACACGCGCATTACGAAGCCGTTCAATTTGCTCAGACACCATATGATTGTCCTTCTCAGGGGAAGACTAAAATGGGTGTAATTACTTAAAAAAGAAAACATATACAATTGTATAATGATCCCAATCAACCGCGAAACCCTATTGACCATCGCGACCATCATTTGCGCAATCGGTGTCATCTACTTGTTTAAGGAGATGAACAAAACGAGGGAAGAAATGAATTCTTTCAAGACCTTTTCCAGTCAGGTTGTAAAGAAACTCGCTGCCCCAGAGCCCAAATCTGAGCCGGAGCCGGAGCCGGAGCCGGAGCCCGAACCGGAACCCGTGAAGGTTAAATCAGCGGAATAAACTTATCATCTTATTATAACTTGCGAATGCGCAATGAAAAAGTACAAAGCGATAGCAGTACCAATAACTTTTGCAGATGGAAAACCAAAATTTCTCACAGTGAGGGATTGGAGATTTAAGGATTGGATTTTCGTCACAGGTGGGTGTAGACGTCGAGAAATCCCAAACCCCCTTCGTTGTGCCCTACGAGAACTTGAAGAAGAGACGAGGGGTGTCGTCGCACTTAAGAGTGGTGAATATACCGAATTTAAATTTACAGTCAAGGAAAGTCCAACTGTGGATCTTGAATATAATGTCTTTATATTTTTCGTAAATTATACAAAATCTGAACAACAGATACAAATAAAGAAATTTTATGAAGAAAAGCACAGAACAAGTGTTAAAAAAAGTCTGAATCAACCCATACGAAAAACATATGATGAAAATGATTATATGAGCTACGATACACTCGAAGAGTTTAATGTTCGTAAGCGGTGGAAACTCATCATAGATAATGTAATCAAAAATCCTCAATTTTATGCGTGTATAAGTTCTCTCAATAGAAAAACCTTCTCTATTAAATAATGAAGTCAAAAGCTTTCATCTTAAGACAGATTGGCGAACTCCTTGATAAGAACCGAGGTCTCTGTGGGGAAGAGATTCAGGTATGGTTCAAAGAAAATGAAGAAAAAACAGTCTATGAGCTTCTTACTATAAAGAAGCATCTCTCACAAACTCAAGAATTTCAAGATGTTTCATGTATGCGATGGTTTAGAGAAGAAACACCTTAATATAGTATGTTTAAGAGTTGGTGCGCTTCACAAAAATTTAACAATGCATCCAATTTATCACATGTACTTCTGGACGGGGGTAAACTCTCCGTGCCGTTTGATAAATTGGATAACTTTTACGAGAAGTACGTAGAAGCTGTCAAGCGTGGGGATAGACTCTACGTCGTGGAACAGAAGACAGAAAACTATAACTTTTTCGTGGATATCGATTACAAGAACAGCGAAGCGTTGAACTTGGATGAAATCAAAGATATTTGTAAAATTATTTGTGATAAGGTGAAGCGTCATGGAGGTCGCGACTGTATCATCTCAGTGGCCCCACCAAAACCACATGGGGACCTAATCAAAACTGGTATTCATTTAAATTGGTACGGCCTCGTTGTGGATCAGGCTTCGGCAGTTGCGCTTCGGGAACATATTATCATAACCCTTACTCGAGCAAAGGGTGGTGTAAATTGGAATGAAGTTGTAGATGCCTCTGTGTACGGTTCCGTAACTAGAAAAACGATGGGAAGTGGTTTTCGAATGCCGTGGTCATATAAAAAGGCGAAGCATACTGCTTGTAATGGACAGGGGTGTAGTGAATGTATTGGTGGTAAGATAGACCAACTCGCATATCTTCCGGTATTTAAGTATGTGCATGGTCCACTCAGTTCTATCATACGTATAGTACAGGAAGCTTCTGTAGAAAATTTACGTATGATTGTCGTACGAACGGATGCACCCCAAAATACTATTATAGAATCACCATCTTCAAAACTCAGGGAAGGTACTTTCACGGTGACTCAAACGAAAGATGAACTTATGGATGAACAGGTTAAATGTGAAATTGAGAGATTCATTCAGAAGAATTTAGAAGGACAACAAAATGCTTCAGTGACCAAGGTTTTCAAACATGGAAATTGTTTCCTTGTCTCTACAAACTCAAAATATTGTGAAAACCTCAAGCGAGAACATGGATCCAATCATGTATGGTTCATCATAAGTGGGAAAGAAATTGTACAGAAATGTTTTTGTACATGTGAGACCCTTGTTGGGCGTCGTGATGGTTTTTGTAAAGATTTCTGTGGGAGGCGACACATTCTTCCAAAGCCTCTCATTGATAAGTTGTACACCGATATCAAGAATTGTCTAGAGATTAAGAAACGCATCGAGAAACCCCAGGTGAATCAGAGTGACGCCAAACCCCTTATTGAAACGTTTATCAGGAAAAATATGAATGCCCCAGGGGATCTTCAGGTTATTTCTATCGTAAAAGTTAAAAATAAACACATAGCGCTTACAACATCAACGTATTGTGAAACGATCTGTGGACTACATGAATCATGTGTGATGTCCTATATCATAGATGGTACTAAAATTGTACAGAAGTGTCCTAAATGTAAAAAGAACACTGCTAGAACACATTGTTTGGATATAAAGATTATAAAGGTACTTAAACAGTAACATTCTTTAAACCGTAGATGATTACTCGTTCCGGGCGAAAGATAAAGAAACCTGCGGCGTTTGTACCCACAGAGGATAAGGTTGTTGATGATTATCAGGATGAAGAACATGATACAGACTTTGGCTCTGATTTAGATACAGAGGATGAGTGTTACTCAGATGAAAGTGAGGAAGATGATGATGACGACGCGGACGATAATGGAAATCTGAAGGATTTTATCGTCGATGACGAGAGTGAAAGTGAGGAAGAAGATGCTTAAAAAAAACAAAATATATATTAGAAATGGAAACTGATATCGGTAATCCTATTGAGTATAACCCAACTATGGAACCCATGATTCAAGAAGATAATTCGGTACCCATTCAACATGAACAGGAACCGGAGCCTCAGATGCCATATTATATGGACTACCCACCCCCACCACCTCAGTCACAAGAAAATGATATCTTTTCCAATATTGATAAATCTACCTGGATTATCGCATTCGCTGTATTCCTATTGGGCTTTTTTATGGGAAAAACCATGCAACCGGTGATCCTCAGGTATTCTTAATCTCCTCTAAACGTCTCTTTAATTTTTCTTCATCCGTTTCAATAGGAATTTTTATTTTACCACTCTCATGTGGAAAACCATGCAACCAGTGATCATCAGGTATACTCGAGTATGCTGTGAAGGTCCCTATATCCCCGTATTTTGGGGGTATGAAATGGTTTATAAATGGACCTCTATATGTATCTTCGATGAAGCCAGCAGTTGTACTGACTTCGGGTTCCGTTTTGTTTTTTAAGTCAAATGTTGGATTAAAAAACAAAATAAAGAAAGCACTGACCAAAATAATTGTAACAAGTACCTTGATCATTTTTGTTTATTGTATATGGATATTTTTTATGAAATTAAGCCTCCTCCTTCACATCTGCAAGTTTATCGTCAACCTCACGTTGCTTCCGACGCTCTTCCAATTCAAGAGCAACAATGGCGTCTGCTTCCTTCACGAGTTCTTCCATGGGGGTATCAGGCTTTTCCTTTTTCAGACGCTCGAGAACCTCTGCAGGATGTGATACTGGGGCTTCGTCCGATTTTGTATAGAACATGGAGTTCTCATCACCAGGTACGTACTGGGATTTGGTTTCCGCCATCCCCTGCTTACGTTCCTGGAACATACGCGCAGCTTGGGCTTGATTTTCCTTGTAACCAGACATGATTTCCTCGAGTTTCTCGTTGGTGTAGTGTACATCTTCGATTTTTGAGGAATCGGGGGGAATGAGTAGCCATTTGTACATATCTACGACGTAAATATCGAACGTAGGATCCTCTTTTTGGAGACGTTTGGCGTGATTAGCCGCCTCATCCCGGGTTGAGAATGCGCCACGAATCTTGATACCAAACTTATCATTCTTTTGGGGTGCTTCAGGACCGATGACGGAGAGGCATGCAAAGATTTGTCCAGGTACGGTGGTATAATCAGTTTCCAAAGACATTATATTTATGTAATGCCGCTAAACTTTAAGCCCTAAGTGTACGACTGAAATGTGAAAAGTAAGCAATAAACATGTACCCCAACGATGGTAGAAATCATCATGACGGCATCGCCAATGAGCTTAGTACGATCTACATGATCAATAACAACCCAAAGCTCGCACCAATCCGTGAAAAGTTGGGCCACTTGGTTCACAAGGGGGGTACATCCATGAACCCCGATGCAATATGCGAAGAAACTGGTGTAAAGGTTTCCATGAAGAACAAAGAATCTGAAAGTGGTTCATTTGACTGGAAAAACATGTCGTTTACCGACAAAGATTTCAACGAGATTCACCAATCGATTATTAAGTTTTACAAGAAATTTCCAGAGGATGAACAGTGGGTACGGAATACATACAAAGAGCTGTTCCACATCATTTGTAAGACCATTGACCCCAATGTGATGCTCAATCGTGTTCTCGATGGGCACGATTCAGAATGGATACTGGTTAATTTCCGAAAAAAACGTGAGATGACCTTATTTCACAGGGATGAGCTACTCGAACTGTGGAAAAACCCAGGTAAATGTATCGTCAATAACAAGTACGCAAGTGGAAAGATCGAGGGAACACCCAATCTTCGCATACGTATTTGCTTAAATAATGGAATTAAAGCACTCCTTGGACGAGGGTCGACAATATGTGTAAAGATTCAACAAGATCAACCCCGTAAGCTTCTCAAGCAATTGACGAAATCTATTGTGTGCGTGTACTAATTATAGCAGTATTATCATTTTTATCAATAAGAATACAAGACCGTTTTAAATTTTTCGCAGCTTTCCCAGTTGTCCCCGATCCACACATAGGATCAAGTACTATATCCCCTTCATCTGTAGAAATTGAAATGATTCGTTCGAGGAGTTTAATTGGCTTGGCTGTTGGATACGTTCGTAATTCAGAACCTTGACTGATTGAATGAATATCATCCCATAAATCCGTACATGGTTTTCCTTCAGTCTCATGAAGAAATATTTTCTTATACAATTTAGAATTTTTCGTTTTGGGTATGTGTATTCGATTTTCATCCCTAAGACGTTCGAGTTCCTCTTGTTTGATTCTCCACCCAGATGATGGTGTGTACACTTGATCATTGAATTGAAATGTATACATATACCCTTTCTTTGTATTTTCTGTGACGATATGTCCTAGAGCGTAATTACCCCTCTCATCCTTATTAGTAAATGATTTTTTCAGATACATCTCATCCCTAGATTGATACGTAAGATTGAACTTCGGATTTTTCAATCTATTACATCTGAATATGATATCAATTGTAGCTCCGAGTTTATGTTTCACATTATTTTTAGATCGACACTTTTTCCAAAAAATTGGTTGCACATACTTAAACTTTTCTCTAAGAATTTGTTCCGGTGTGAACATTTTTTCAGCTGATATATGAAAAAAAAGGGATCCATCCTTCTTCAGTTTTGGAATACATCGATCGATAACCTTTTCAATAAAATCTTTATAGTCATCACCTTTCCATGTATCTGAGAATCCTGTGGAGTTTTCATGAGACATCGTATAGTCACGACCACTATCAAATGGTGGATCGAGATAAATCATTGCGACTGATTCATCTTTCACGAGAGAGAGTTTTTCCAGACAATCTCCTATGATATACTCCATTACAATTTTTACGTGAGGAATCTTTAAACCTAAGTAAGTAGATTAAAAAGACGAAATCATGCTTCAATATGGAAGAGATTCGAAAAAATCACAATGAAACCAAGAGGTTATTGATACAATCTGTTGCACGAGAAGGACAACACATTCTCGATGTTGGTTGTGGTTTCGGTGGTGATCTTCAAAAATGGAACAAATGTGGCGTCAACATAAACATGTGTGACCCCGACCCATCTGCATTAGAAGAGGCTCGTTCACGTGCGAAAAGTATGAACATGCGAGTGAATTTTTATGAGGGAGACATTCATAAATGTCCACTTAGAACATACGATATCATTTGTTTCAACTTTTCTTTGCATTATATTTTTGCATCAAAGGGTCTTTTTATGAGTTCTCTCAGGGAAATTAAGAAACGTATGAAATCGGGTGGACGACTCATCGGTATCATCCCAGATTCAGAGAAGATTATTTTCAAGACACCTTTAGTTGATGATATGGGAAATTTCTTTAAAATGAAGGACCACGGAAATGGGGGGTTTGGTGAAAAATTGTGGGTACATTTATCAGACACACCGTATTACGCACAGGGACCTAAACCAGAACCCGTAGCATATAAAGATCACCTAGTAACACAACTAGAAGACTTTGGTTTTAGAATGGAGAAATGGGAAAATCTCACAGGAAACCCAATCTCAGAGTTGTATAGCAAATTTATCTTTGTCTATAACAGATGATACTATTCCTCGTTCTCATAAATATATGGATTCTCTATCAGACTCGAGAACCTCAACGATTACTCGAAGTCAAAGAGAAATATAATATCCTCAGAGAACATTTACGTGAGACAAATCATGAAAAGTTTCACAAATTAAAGCGATGTATTCCAATTACCGGTTTCACGTACATGCACAATACAGTTGGATTTAATACGAATAAAGGTGGTGAAATTGGTGTATGTCTCGATGGTACAGTTAACCAGATTTTTCATGTCCTGATACACGAACTGGCGCATTGTACAGTACGCGAGTATAATCACTCGAAAGAATTTTGGGATAATTATATAGAACTTCGAGACATTTGTGTACAATTAGGTATATATGAAAAAATACCAATTAGGACTACTTTTTGTGGTGAGCATGTCCAGGATAAATAATCTATATTTATATAAATGAAAACACCTTTGAGTGTACTATTCTTAACCGTGTTTTATTGGATTGTGTTATACGGTGCAACCATGGTAACTCAATTTTCAACAAATTACAACTTCAATCTCATATGGATGACCCTTGTATTACCAAACCTTTTACGATTAGTGGTTGGTAATATCCCACGACTTGCTGTAGATCGTGTATTTTTCCTTTCTACTACAGTTATCGCGTTACTCATTACTTACATATTCAACAGATTCGTTAAATCTACAAAGGATGGTATCGAGGAACCTAGTTCGGACAAAAGCAAGAAACTTAAGTCGAGTTTCTTGCTCATGGGGGCATTCGCCGCTGGAGCGTTCATAACTTATGGTATTGGTATTGATACTTCTATTTACAGTAACATGGGGTGGGAAACTCAAGGCTTAACGATGTAATCCTTGACGAAATAAAAGATAATAGCCGCGACAACACCAGTTGAAGCAAGGCCAACCATACTTCTGCTCCCCTGTTCGTTAAGGAACCTGGGAACAGAGGTCGCGAGGCGATCTTGAATAGGTTTGCTAATAGCAGCGGCGGTACAGGCTGCGACGACGATAGCGGTGAGCTGTTCATCGGTTAGGTTGAGAGGGTTCTTCTTCTCTGGTTGGGAGCCACCCTGCTGAGGGTTGGGGTACGCCGCTTGAGGCTGAGGAGCCGTCATTTGTGGCATCACACCTTGCATCCTGGGTTCGTCGGTCATCATGGGGGGCTCCATCATGATGTCATTGATGGGGGTAGAATCCATCGTCGTCTCTTTACTTTGATGTATATTTTTTTCATGTGCAAAAGACGTGGATGGATTGTCTTGAATGGGAACCATTCCATCACCATCATCCGCCAAATTCATGGTATTCACGTGTTCTGAAGCCATTTAATATAGCTACATGTTTTTCAATTCAACACTCAACGCGTCTTTGTGATTTTCAGATTTGTCTTTTTTGTTGCCTTCTTGGCGTCTTCCTCTTTCTGTTGAGAATGTTTAGGGTTATACATCTTCTTGTGAAGTTTCCATAGATCCGGGCCACCAACTCTAAAGTTCTTTCGCACTGTCGCCTTGTACCAAAACACACAATCCTGTATCTTGTTAGACTTGACTGTATTGTCTAACACGAGACACTCGTAATTTTCTGTACATGCGTCCATGACCTTACAAAACATATCAAAGGATGGGAAGATACCAAAAAAAGACTTATACAATTTTTCCCTATTCTGAATAATGTTTTCCCTGAGGATGAAGACATAATCAACATTCGCACGCAAGGCTGGTGGGAGGTCCATCACGTACTGCATCGTGAGCATGAAGAAGATTTTCCAGTGACGACCATTCATAAAACATTGTCGAATACATGTATCTTTTAGAAACTTCGAATCGTACATACAATCATCCAGAAGCATGAACGCTCCACAATTTTGTTTACCGGCACCCACCAACTTCCGCTGTCTCGCCATCACTCGTTCTATAGCATCTCGGTCGTAGTCACCATAAATGAACAAGTCGGGAATAAACTCAGAATAAAAATGGTTACCCTCTTCAGTTCCTGAAAGAACAATTCCTGCTGGAAGATGTTTCTTATGATACATGATGTCCTTTACGAGGGTTGATTTACCTGTATTACGCTTACCAATAAATACAATTACCTTATCATCCGCAATTGATTCAGGTTTGAATTTCTTCAACTGAAGGTTCATTCTATTGTACTATCTCGTTTTATTTAGCATAATTTTACTCATACCAATTATTAAAGATGAACATGCAGACTGGTTTCGGTGATGATGGTGATGCAATGATGGAACGGTATATTTCTGACATGTTTAATATCATCCAACCCGTTATAGAAAAGAGTGCTTTACTCGCCGCTGAGTATTGCAAGGCTTGTGGAAGAGATATACTTCTTTCAGAAGACATGGAATATGCGATGAAGTACTGTGCGATGAATACAGTTGGTCAGACAATTGGTTCTATCGTACCAGAAATATACGATGACGAAGATTGTGAAATAGAAGAGGTGGACCCAGGGGACTGTCCACCATTCGAAAGATATTCAGGTCCTGATCCAGATTTTATCCAGGTGAATGAGGCGTACGATAGATGGGATAACTGGATCCCTCAAAACCCGACAGAAAAGTTGTTAAAAAATGCTGTTAATAGTAATGAGTACATGGGAGCCTGATAGTTGGTCATTCTCGTATAAAGGATTCAAGTCTTATGATTCGGATACAGGCTCTAGTGAAGATTCATCAGACGATGAACAAATCTTTTCGAAAACAAAAACAATTAAAACAAAAAGATTTAAAAAGATCGTAGAACAACAGGACCTATTACCTGAATAATTTTCCTAGTGTAATATATAAAATGTCCACGATTAGCGCCGCCCGTAAGACTGTCGATCTCGTTACCCAGGAACTTCAATCCCAAACTCTCAACTCCATCGTTGGTGGTTTCTCCTTCGCCGCTGCGATGTCCTGGATGGATCTCATCCGATGGTTCATCACCCAGCTCGTGAAAGTTCCCAAGAACAGTGGGTCCCAATACGCGCTCACCGCTTTGTTGACTACCCTCATCTCGGTAATCGTCTTTCAGATCATCTCTCGTATTAACGGTAAGGTGAAGAAACCCGCGCAACCCGTATTTGCTATCACTCGCTAATCGGTGGTTGGTATCTTTTAGGTTGTCGTTTCATAAGTAAAAGTAATATAAGACCGATGAATACAATCACAGTAATGTAGGTATATTCTTTCTTCCATCTATAAACATTCTCCACTACTTCGGGAATGCTTATAGGTTTTTCTACCACTTCTTCAATTGGAACTTTTGTTAAACCTTCAAGTTTGTCTGTTGAACATTTTATCTCAAACTTTAGAACGTGATCAGTGTTTCCAACTTCATATGTCGTGAGAACACCATTATTCATGTATAAAAATTCAATTCCAAGATTTTTGATCATCTTTTGTGGTCCTGAGTGAAATCGGTGTACGAGGGGATCATCAAAACCGTTGAATGTTATATTTGTTGTACCATTAAGAAGGATATGACCCGTATAATGTGGTGTTCCCTTCTGTAAGCCATCGTGTGGTCTTCCCACATACACAGATTGATTAAGTTCATCGGATCCAGAAGATAACCTAAGAATTAAAGAATTTGGTGAAGGTACTTGAGGTGTAGGAATACGTGCAGATATAAGTCGTATCTCCTCGACGTCATATATGGGATTTTCTAACGTAATGACATAGTTATTAGATTTGGGATATACACTCAAATCACGCTGATTACTATCGATGGATAGGTTATGAACCTTCATTAAAATAGATGTATACTATTTTAATGAATGTTTTTATCTATGACCTACATGTTTAATGGGAAAGGGAATGGGCAAGTGGGTTGTTCTGGAGCTGACGCTTCGCGATATCGAGGGATTGGGTGTTAGGGTTCTCATGACCCTTGTACGCATTGAATTGGTGGAATGGCTTCTGGTTGTACTGCTGCGTCCAACCACCATTCGCAGCATTCACGCGACCATCGACACGTGTAGTATCAGATCGGACGGTGGTAAGACGACCACCTTGCTTCAGAGCACTTTCACGAACGTTCATGCGACCCGCGTTACCCATGCGGTTAGGCTTACCACGACGATCTTCTGGGCGGAAACCATACTTCATGAGTTCCTCATTGGTCTTCGCGGTGACCTGAGCAGCAGCGCTATTCGTGTACGCACCATGGTGACTGTGGATACCTGGAGCGGGTTGGTTGTAGTACGCGTACTGTTCATCGTTACGGTCGCTCTTGAAACGTGTAGGATCTTGCGACATTGTCTGTGCAGAAATGAAACGCTTCGCACCATTGAACCCAAGTCCATCTGTACGAAGGCCGGTTTCTGAACGATTGGTCGTCCTCTTGGTCTTTTCATGCTCATTACGGGGAACAACACCAGACATACCCTGAGCACGACCAGGCATGGTGGGTAGTCGAGAAGGGAGGTGTGCGGTTGTTTCGGGTTTATTGTGTGTAAGTTCACCAATAGTTGAAGATCGACCACCAGTGATATCAGCAGCTGGACCAGTACGTCCGGGGAGTGTCGTGAGTTTATACGCCCCAACATTCACAGGATTGACCCTTAACATCTGCTGATACCCACCAACTGCGGGTGTATCAGCACTTACACCAAGACCTGGACCGACAAGTTGCTTCTCCACGGGGGAGAGGTTATTCATACGACCATTATCATACATGCGGTTGCGCATGTTGAGAACCTCTTGACCACCACTTCTCCGCTGCTTGGAAATATCAGCGAAACTCTCCATCTCCATCTTATGAGGAACCTGAATAGCTGGTTCGAAATTTTCATTTTCGACTTCTACGGTAGCCTCTACCACTGGTCGTGGTCGTTTCTGTTCCACTTTAGGTGGTTGAGATCTGGTACTCAAAGTTCGTCCGGCATACACGAGACCGGCTACAGCCATGAGCGAGATGGGATCAGCCATTCTTACTTCTTATTAACATTTTTATTAACATACCTTTGCTGAAAGAGACCATTCTGAACTTCGGCACGGGTACTCGCGGGTTCATATCGCATCGTCCGGAGAGGCACCATACATTTTGTGTCGTTCAATGGGAAGAGTTTACGTTCATACGTCTGGACTATAGTTTTGTTGAAACGGGAAGTCGATTGGGGACGAAGTTGATCACTTGTGTCGATGTACTGGGCTGGAGATCCCTTACCAGCCATGTATGGGGCAGTTCCATACAACATGGTGTTTGGGCGACATCCACCACAGTTGAGAGTACTGGGCTGAGGATATACAAAAACTTCATCGGTTGCTTTTACTGAAGGAATGGCACCCTTGTTTTGAACTCGAGAAAGGCCAGGTTGGAGCTGATACGCCATTTATTATTACATGAGAATATAATCTAACTATAGGTTCCTCCACCCCCTCGCACACGACCACCACCTCTAGGTCCCCTGACGTCCCCATCCCCACCAAGACCAGCGAACGCCTCAAGTTGGACACCACGTGCATTTGGATTACAGAATTGGGTATCACTCTTACACATGGGACCATTCTTGGGTCCATATAACCACTCAGCGAATCCTGTTTGGTCACCGGCTAGATCAGTGACTGGATTCGATACAAACTGACGCTCAACTGCATTCCTCATATACTTGGGTAATGGGGAACGGGAACGACCAGAATCAAATGGAACTCGATTTCCGTTTAAGTTTTGTACCGTAGGTTTTACACTTGAATAGTAACAGGCTTCTAGACGATTAGGGGCATCTGTAAAGTCAGTGATGAGAACATTAGCCATAGGGTTATCCACAGTTGGCATCTGACATTTTTCATTATCTATGCTAAAACCATAGCTCTCATCAATCATTTTCGACTTATAAAGAATATATATCACGGAAAGGACGGTCGCCCCTAAAACGAATATACGAGCGTCACGACGAATGAGATAAATCATACACGACGCATAAATAATAAAACGGGAGGCTGCATTAATACGATCCACTGGGGTTTGTTCATTTGTCGGCCAGAACTGCGTAATCTGATCCGACCTAACGAGTTGCTGGGGATCGTCGAACCAAGCTTTCATTTAATATAAGTTGAGGTTTATTTTTTGGGGAGGTTACCAAGCATTCCACCCATCATCTTCATGAGTGCGTCCTGATCAATACCACCACCATCATTTTGCATCTTATCAGCACATTCCTTGGCGATACCTTCGATCATTTTGAGAGTATCATCGGGGATCGAGGTAATCGTTGTACCAAGCATGTAGAGTGTCTGAAGATACTGCCATGTCGCCGCCCGTGTATTCTCGGACATCTGCTCCCAATATGACTTGATATTGAGATCCTTCAAGAAATCGATCGTATCAATTTCCTCGATAAGAAATGTTTCATCTTTGGATGAAATCTTATCAGCGTATGGTGTTACACCTTTCATGTAAGCATCCACAACGAGACGAGGATTGGTTGACTTCAAAATATCGAATGAAGTCATCATTTTCTTAATGCCTTTTTCCTCTGGAAAAGTCTTGTGCAATTCCACAAGAAATTGACCCATCATATCGTTAAACGCAGTAACGGACGCCATTTTCTTATTATATTGGTTTAATCTTTAAGTTTAGAAAGGGTCAGTAGAAATAGTTTCTTTCTGTCCTACACCACCAGACACAATAAAGAATACGAGAATAGCATTCAGTGCCGCTGGTTTTGTATATTTATTGAGTTCTAGTTTACCCTCATTATTAAGATGGGCCTTCAGATGAATGTACGCCGCGGTGATACCACCCGCGATGATAGCGGCATATACCGGGTCGCGCAAATAATCGGAGAGTTCCATTTAATTATAACCAACTTTTTTTGTACGCTGTTCTGGTGCATCCCCGAATAGAACATCATCTTCTTCCTCAACATGTGACTCAGGCTGGGGCTCTGCATCAAAAGTGGGCACCGGTTCGGGTGCATGTACACCTGGTACAGTTTTGAATTCATTCTCGAGACCAGTTGGCTCGGGTTCTGATGCACACATAGACTCGGGTTCAGGTTCGGGTTCAGGTTCAAGTTCCGGTTCAGGTTCCATCATATTTTCATCAATCACATCTGGGTCAATACCATCATGGATCTCATTATCAAGTGAAATATCACGCGTGTCCTGAGACATATAGGTCTGAAGAATCTGCTGCACAGGAATGAGTTCCTTAACAGTATTTTCAATGGCGGTTGAAAAACGAGTGGTGAGTTTCTCGTCACGCACATATTCACTCTGTTCTTCTGTGAAAATGTAAGGATCCTTATACAAATCTTTCGCCACGTTGTTATAGCAGGTCTGAATGAATACCTCTTCAGTTGGGAGTTTTAGAGAAATTTTCTTATTGTCCGCCCTTAGACGAACAGCGGAAAGAATTTTAGTACATGCGACGAATACAGCGGCAAGTAAATCACTGAACCATGCACACCGACTGGTAATATTATCACTATGATTTTTGGACATCGCGTTAGACCAATTTGGTACTTCCTTGAGAAGTTTCTGGAACATGATGAGAACCTTCCGACCCTTCGAGAGTTTTACAGATTCATCGTACATGTCCTGAAAAACCTCAATCATTGCTGGACACATTATGAGATACAGCTGACCCATATACTCCTTTTTCGCTTCTACCATGATACTCAGCTGTTCAGACATGATTTATAATAGTTTTACATATTTAAACTTTAACTCTCACGCATTTTGTCTGTACTTATTCGCCATCTTCTTCAAATTCATGAGATTTGGAAAATCACTCTCTTCTTCATGTACATTTTTACCACTATCTTTCTTCTTCTTATGCACTACCCATGATATATAAATATCATGGTCACTTATAAGTTGTACAGTAAAACCACCAAGTGAAAATTGTCGTGCAATATACTTCGCAGCCTGTGAACGATCAAAAACCGGATAACCGAGTAGAAATGCTGGAACAGTTAAGAAAATTTGTTTATGACCAAGTTCTACAATTTGTTTTATTTTAGTAGAAAATTGTTCATAAATCTTCATATAGATTTCTTTACGGAGTTGCTTTCTCTTGTCATCAATTTTCGTCACATCATTGATACTCAACATTACATTATAATGTCTTCAAATTATTTTTTAAGGAATCAAACTCACTCTTAGTTGGGTTTGCACTTTCTTTGACAATGTTGTAATCAATGAACTGTTTACCTACCGAACCCTCTACGAATGGTGTGATATCATCTGGTGCCTGGACACCGAGGGGCTGGCTGCGTAGTGATATGAGACGAACAATCTCATTCTCGATCTCAAATGTTGCAACAATCGAGAAACCAAATGAGAAACCATCCTTCTTTATAGTCATAAAGACACATTCGTATATATCCTTATCATCTCCACGGTATTTTGTGATTGATGTAGTCTCGATGATGTACGTACAGAGACCAGTACGTTTAGAAATTTCATGATTGGCTTGGAGAACAAACTCTTCTATCCTATCATTATCCACAACTGCTTCAACTTTTTGGTACTTAGAAAGGTCTGGTCTGGGATCATTGAGTTTGATTGGGGAAACTGGCTTCGTATGCCCTGAGAGACCAAAAGCTTCCGTGAAACCCTCGTGTTTAGTCATCAAGAGAAACACAACGACAATTAGTGTGAAAGCTAACAGGTAATTCATATTTACTATAATGCGTTAATTTTTTTTTACAAAATACCCTATAGATAATAGATGTCACTCCTGATATATAGTCCTAGATGCAAACACTCAATGGAAGTCATCGAGTACATTAACAAAGTTCCTCAGCTGAAGCAATTGGTGCATTATCATAATCTAAATACACAGGGTATTCCACCGAATTATAAGAATAAAATCAACCGTGTACCAACTATGCTCACGAAGAATGGTAAGATCTTAGTAGGAAATGAAATTAAAAATTGGCTTGACTCGCTGTTACCCAAGAAAGATGTTGATCACGCTGGGATCGGGGGTATGGGGTGTTCTATGACGTCACTTGATGGCGATACATCCACATCGGAAATGTTTAGACTGGATGATTATGGGCAATCTCTCCAACCGGCAATGACTCCTGAATTACAAGAAAAGATAGGTCGTGATGTTTCTAAGGGTGTTGCCTATAGTGATTTAAAGATGTAACGCACGAACACATTAGACATGAAGTTGGTTACAATACAGGCTTCAGCCTTTAAATCAACATTCGAAGTTTTGAAGGATATTTTAAATGATGTAAATATTTACTTTAGACCTGATGGACTATATGTCGTCACCCTGGATACAGCTAGAACTTCACTAGTCGATATGTATCTCGCGGCGGATAATTTTGAAGAGTATCAGTGTGACCAGGAAGAAATCATCGCTGGTATTAACATTTCAAATACCTTCAAACTCCTAAAGACAATCACAAATAACGATGTACTTCGTATCGAAATTAATTCAAAGGAATATATGGATATTGAGATTTTCAGTGAGACGAAAAAAACGAATACCAAATTTCAATTGAAACTTCTGGATATTAACGAAAGTCGTATCGAAGTTCCGGTCGTGGAAATGACTACCATAACAACGTTACCTTCGGCAGATTTCCAAAGACTCTGTCGTGATATGTCCAATATTGGGACGGATATTGAGATTAAACGGCACGGAAGTGAGATCAGATTTAAATGTGAAGGTGATTTTGCTAATCAGGAAACATCTATAGAATGCCCTGGTGAAAGTCCAACTATATCTGGTCTATATAGTCTAAAGTATCTAAATATCTTTACAAAGGCGACGAGTATGTGTGCGTCTGTGCAAATTATACAGGAAACGGGCAATAGATTTCTCATTTTAAAATACAATGTTGCAAATTTGGGTGAACTTAAGTTTTACCTAGCGACTAAGGTATCTGAAGATTGATAGTAAAATCGTTAATCGTTGATATAGTTTTTTTCATACCCAATGTGTTGGCTAAAATAATTTTGGGAAAACTCTCTTTGAGTGTCTCCATATCGTAGTATAAAAAGTGTTCGAGTGATACCTTTTGTCCATGGAAATCATTCCTTGGACCCGAATATCGTTTCACCTTTTCAGTAATGTTTCGCACCGGTTTATCGTCGTGGTCAACTATCCAAACACTACTCAAAGGGATACTGAAGTGCATTGCACTATCTTCATTCTCACCGGGTCTGAAGTTAATATCATTAGAGATGGCGGTATATTCATGTCCATTGAAGTAATATTTTACACGTAAAATTGTATATGTTACATTCTGAGGAACTGTAGTATATCTAAACTTCTTACCAGTGACGTCCATATAGAATTCATCGAGTGTTTCATCTTCCCAATCTTTACTTTCATTCACCCAAAAATCATCTTCAATGTGATATTTCAAATCATGATCAACTCCATATTCAAGTTCTTCGGAAATGATTTTATAGTCCCGTGGTGTGACGACACTTTTATACCAGAAAAAAATAGTACTTAAAAGTTTAGAAGCCATCTCTTTATAAGAATGGAAGGTAATTTTTTAAGTAGATATAATAACAAATTGGAAGAATGGAACCACATGATACGAGATGACCCATGTAATAGAAAAAAGTATGAATCTGAAATGTCTGACTATATCATAAAATGTATGCCATATTTAGATCAACATATAGATGATGGTGGAGAAAATAGTAATACTAATAACGTCTTTAATGTGAAAGAAACTGTGGGTCTGAAACGAAAGGATATATTTACCGATTACCTCATAGATGTTGAAAAAAAAAACATTTCTAGACCATGTGAACGAATACGTGAAAGGTGTGAGACATGTCCAGATAGTAACCTCATTCATTTTCATGACACGAGTGATCTCGTATGTGACACGTGTGGTGTAATTATAGCTAAATTATTAGGTGAAGAATTGACGTATAGAGAAGAACAAGAAACATCCGAAAAGATTGTAAATTATTCATACAAAAGGGAGAATCATTTCAATGAATGGCTTTCACAATTTCAAGCTCAAGAAATGACAAATATCCCAACGGAAGTTATTGATCAATTACGAGCTGAACTCAAGAAGATGAAAATCAAAAACTTAGAAGATATCACACATACCAAAATTAGAGGACTTTTAAAAAAATTAAGATTGAATAAATATTATGAACATGTCCCATATATTACGAATATTCTCAATGGTATCAAACCCCCAAACATGCCCCAAGAGTTGGAAGAGTACCTTCGAATAATGTTCAAAGATATTCAAAGACCTTTCGATGACAATTGTCCAACTGAGCGCAAAAACTTTTTGAGTTATTCCTACGTCCTCTACAAGTTTTGTGAACTTTTAGGGGAAGATGAATACCTTCAATATTTTCCACTTCTCAAGTCAAAAGAGAAATTATACCAACAAGATATTATATGGAAAAAAATTTGTCGCGATCTTCATTGGGAATTTATTCCAACAGTATAAAGTAATGAACTGCCCAAACTATCATATATGCAGCAAACAGGTGAAACCTGGTTTAAAAGTGTGTACTTCATGCTTTTGGAGATTCAAAAATGAGATATTAGAATTCAAGACATATGAGTGTCCAAGATGTTGTAAAACGGGAGAATGTCTCAAGTTTCGCAAGTGTGAACATTTCCTATGTATGGAATGTTTTGGTAAATACCCTGTTTGTACAATATGCACCAATTAATACTTCCGGAGAGAAACTGTTATAAACACCATAACAAAAAACGCAATGATGTTATACGGGTGATTACCTGTATTTGTAATTTCATCACTTAATGATTCTCTGTATAAAACTCTAGATGTGAGCGCGATTAGGATGATATACCAGGGAACGTTCAAGAGGTATAACATGAGAGACACCAAAACATACCCATTTATATAACCATTTGTAGCGGTATATACATGGTCATGTGCGAGTTCCAAGTAAATATATCTAAATAGTGATACCATAAGGGCGAGACTAAACTTTGAGGCGTCCAATCCGAGCATCTTCATAGTGTCTCAATATACCTTCAACGGATAAAAAAAGTGGGCACATCGGATCGATCATCTTTTGAATTTTGTTTGTATTTCCCAAACACCCACCACCTTTCCAATACCCTTCCCTGTTGAATTCTCGTAAAATTTCTTCCCTCTTTTTTGAATCCACGGATTGACCCGTCTTGATGACCATTATATCACCCCCAACCCAATCTTCATCTATGTGCTTCAATTTTGCAAGGCGGGGGTATCCACTAATTTCACCTTTAGTAATATTATCATACATCGATTTACCGGGGCGTCTGGAGTCTAGGTAATAAGTATCATCGAGTACGACTGCGTAATGTGTATTTGGTATGTTCGTATGTAACGTCATAAGACCATTCCAAAAGACGAGATCTGGTAAATCTTTAAACTTTCTCGAAAAAAATAGAAGTATGTCACCGGGTTCGGGTGTGACCAAATCCATTTGACGACCTAGGAAACGCTCTAATTTATACCTATAAAGTAGTATCAATACAACGCTGATAATTATTATAGATATCAGTGTGAGTATAAGATGTTGTTTGGTCACATCAAAAAAAAACATCCGTTATATAATAATGAAATATTATTATTATATCATAATTGTGTACATAATTATTTCATTCTACGAGTGGTTCTTACATCGCCATGTGATGCACGGTGATCCTGTTTTTTTTAAGAAAATTCCAGGAATTGGGTCATACCTAGCCGATACAGCTACGAAACATATTGAACACCACAAGATAGTGAACATAGATATGACCCTCCAAGATAACGAACATACCACGGGTGTCTATTTCCCATGGAGTACTACCATCATGTTCGTCGTCATACTCATACTCACATTGTGGAAACTTGTCCCCGTACCAGTACTCACCTCGATTATCGTCGTATTTATCCATAACATACTATGGAACAACTGGCACACGAGATTCCATGATTACCAAAATGATGTGACAATCACGGATGGTCTCCCGAAGGTTTCCCCTTTCCCAGGTGGGTTCATTTATGATTACCTCTGGAAGTACCACACGATCCATCATTCACAAAAGGGGGACAAATACAATTATAACATCATATTCCCCCTCTTCGATCATGTATTTGGAACGCTCGGTGATGCGTCGTGTATCGATAATACGAGTTACTGTAAAGAAAATCATCACGATGAACGATGTTACCAGAAGCAACATCATTGCTATACAGAAAAAGATGTTATTAGATAGTTGATCCCTTAAGTGCAACGTCAAAAATTGAAATATAAGATGATTTTGATTGATCGTATCGTTCGATTTCTCAAAAAGGACATTTACCTCCCATTCAGGTGCTACGCAAACAAAAGACAATTCATGAATCCTAGGGACAGTTGTTCGTGTAAGAACTTCTGCCGGAAACCCCCGAGTGGTGGGACTCCTGTCTATCTACAAATTGAACCCATCGGTACAACACTGTCTAGAAGAATCTTACGCACCTCTACCTCCCGATCCGGATGAGGTGGGTAATTCACCAGATACGCCATCTTCAGACCTGTCAGACGAAGATAGTTATTACCCTGCAACTCCGCCGCGTCATTCAGAGTTCGAATAGTCTTAAATTCTAAAACAATCTCGTTATTAATAATGATATCTGCCCTCAAATTACCAATCACATGTCCCTTGAATGGAATCGTAATGATACGTTCCGATTCATATTGAATACCATTCTCCCTTAGTAAAACCTCCATCGCATTATGATATACTCTCTCACTGTATCCAGGTCCCAGTTGAGAATATATCTCTCGAGCGAATGCCTCTATATTCATTAAATATTCTTCAATTTTCTTCTTTATCTAAAGTAAGATGGTGTCCGCTGAAACTACCCGTAGGCGGCGTCGAATCAATACCACACTCAGTCGATTAGCTAATAATTTTAGGAGAGTGAATATACCAAAAAATAGTTTCAATGTAGGGACGGTGACGAGTGCGAATGATCGATACTTATCAGTTCGTTTAAGTCGTAAAAGTATTAGAGAACTTCAAAATGTGTACAAGAAAACATGGGAACAGAAAGTCGAGTATGCGGGTACGATACCATTCACCGTAGCAAATACACGGAACTATGTAAGATTTAATAGACCCACGGAACGTACAAATCGACAACTCGCCACCGTGCAACCAACCCAAGAGGATTTAACACAGTACATTGTGTATCACACACATCCCGTTCCAGGATATGATACACCACTCTTCACGTACCCGAGTGCATCAGATTTTAAGGTCTATATTGATAATTATCCAACTGTACAGGCGAATTTGATACTCGAGAACCAGGGGTATTACATCATCGACCTCATCGAAACAAATATGAATAAACCCAACACCGCTGATGTTATCCGAAAATTTAACAGTCTCATGAATGGTCAAGAATTTCAGAAAGTGAGGGTGTCATGGAGTAATTTGGTATACATTCAAACAACCCCCACTCAATGGAAAAAAGCTGTAAACAAATTCATAGACCCCATCATGCGCAGAGAATTTGGCATATCCGTCAAGTATTATACATGGGATGAACTTGGTGAAATTACACTACTAGATAGAAATGTACTCATGAATATCTCTTAGTTGTAAATAAATTCTTACTATATATCATGTACACTAGGGTCTTCCGCCCATGCATGGTACTTAGAAAGAATCGGATAAAACTATCTCGTGAAGTCGTCCATAATTTGAAAGAAATAAGCAAAATATCTTCTATCAAACAGTGGGAGTATGCAGGTGGTATTAAGTATAAAAATCATACATTTAGTGAACCGACTCGTATTACATCAAAGAAGAGAAACCGCGTCGATGTCGAAGAAATTGAGAAGGTTTGGTATTCGGAAATAGCATATCATACACACCCAGGAATTGGGTATAATGAATGGAGTATGTGTGAAAATATACAAATATTTACAACGCTTCCAAGTAATGCAGATTTTGAAGCGTACATAAAGGGCTTTCCCAGAATGCAAGTCAATCTAATTTGTGAATCACATGGATATTACGTCATTGATATACTCGAATCGTCCTATAATAGGGTAACACCTCTACCTGAAGCTGTTTATGAATACATGAGAAAACTACGTAGTCAGCCATTCATGCGTATAGGTGCATTTTCAGATGACGGAATCGAATATTTCGCAACAACTCTAAAAAATTGGAAAACCTATATTAACGAACAAGTTAATACAGATATGATGAAACTTTTTGGAATATCAATTAGTTATTATGGATATAGTGACGAACCCCCAATTATCACCATCTATCGGGATATAGATGAAGTATAGGGATACTTCCTGACCCAACACTACGATTATTACAATGATATTTTAGATATCAGGATGCACCTTGCTCCGGAAAAAAAATAAAAAGGTATAGTAAAATATGATTGATCCAGTTGACACTGCTGCTATGTTATTTGATAGTTCTATTGGCTGTTGCACCTCACCATGGTTTAGGGGTAGTTGTGTGAAGGGTGGTAAAACGTCCTATTGCCCTAAGTGTGAGTATCATTATTGCCGATTTCACCGCCCAATAAACAATGGTGGTCTGCAAGGTGGACACTCTTGTAAGTGAGTATTACCGTCTATCGGGATATAGACGTAGCATAGAATCCTCTAATTCATCAACCTCGTACCAAGCCCAATGACACTCCGACGAATCCTTATCTATTTTACACATCTCCTGTGCTTCTTTTATCGCTTCTGTGAAACGTAAACGAAGTCTCAAATTTTCCTTGATTGGCCTCACCTCCGTTATAATTGGTCGCTGGTACATACCTTCAAGGACATTTCTACGAGTCTTTGCCAATTTTATCTTATAAAGACTGTTTTCAGAGAAGGTTGCGAAGCATTTCATACTTTAGAAAGGTGTCAAACTTTTAAGCATGAGGATACTTCCTAACCCATAATTTACAAATCCATTTCTCCCCAGACTTTACAGGTTTCCCACCATGTAAAGCCTTTGAACTTGCCATTTCATAATTGTCTACTGCATCGAAGAATAAAGCATCACCTTTTTCAAGTGTATACTGTTTTTTTAGGTTTGGAAATACAGTTTCACCACCTTCGTAGTCATCGTTTAGTGCTAAAATGAATGTATACATTCTCATATTCTTACCATTTTCAAACGTATCTTGATGGGGTTTATAGTACCCTCCAGGTTTGTACCGAAGTACTTGCAAATTTTCACAGTTCACGAATGATCGATCTATGTATTTGGTACACTTATGAATCACACTCTTAATAATCGGATCTTCGCGATTAAGTCGGGTGGTCTCATCAACTTGCAAATCCTTTCTCGCTTGCTCGATGATGTAAGTTCGTTCTTCCTCTGATAGAAGACTTTTTATGAGTATAGGTTGATTATATCGAGGTAAGATGTACACAAGTATCAGAATCAAAAATAATAGAATCAGCATCTTATTGTATTCATATATAAATATTTCGGGGAAGTCGACAATTATATCGTTCACGAATTGAAACAAAAATTTCATTTCCATACTCCACAATCTTATCTAAAAGGTCTACGATTTCATCATGTCGTTCTGGTTCAAGGACATACTGTCTAAGAAAATCTCCACCTGTATTAGAAATCATTTCAAAAATGTTCGAAAGGTCTCGAGTTTTTTCTATGAATTTTTCCTGTCGTTGTAAATAATTTTTAAACATATATTCATTTATGTCATTCAACATATAGGCAATTCGTAATTGAGTATTATCTATTGGTCTCATATCCAGGTATATAAGCTCTCGTTCCATTTGGTGTACGACCACAGCATACCGTAGTATCTCATTCGTGGCACCCATTTCTCGCAATTCTCTAAACGAAGGGACACCACCACATGGAATGTCTCCATGTTCCCGAGAATTCATAGTTTTCTTCTTAAACTCTATGAAATGTGGATTATGTATTCGACCAGTATCAATCTCACCTGTTCGCCAATTGAAAGCTGTATGACATGATATACACCACATCTGAGCACAACCACTCGTCTTATGAATGACTGTTCCACATTTGGGGCATGATTTACTATCCTTATTAAGAAGTTCCATCGTTTTTACAGTTTCAGGATTACACATATGACCAGGTGTTAATGGTTCGTTACAGGCTTTACAGTATTTACATTCACATAAACCACAGTACCAATTTTCATTTAGAAAACCTTTACATTCTTCTATGGGACACTGACGCACAAAATGTCTCGGTTCAGAATCCATAAATGTTCCACCATTTCGTAGCTGTTCTAAATGTCTATATGTATTCTCCATCTCTTTATAGAGTACCCGTACTTCAATAGGTATAGGGCCATCTATTTCAAATAGTCTGTACCTATTGTGAAGTTCTATGAGATTTTCCTTTTGTTGTCGGATGATACTTTGAATTCTACGCATTTGTATTATCCGTTCAACTTCGGGTTGCGTCTCCGGCATGAGTGCCTTTTCCCTCTCAAATAGAAGAGTCTCTCGATGACGTTTTAGTTCAGTATTTCTAAAATATTTGGTACAGAATGAATCCACAAACTCACGATTCCATCGAGTTTTACACCCCATGCAATGTGGATCTTCAAATGATTCCAATATATATCTTTGAGAACATGAACGACAACTTGTTAAATCACAAAAAGGACACTTAACTTGTTTGTGATTTATCTTGTTTATTTTTTCACAACAGACATCACAAATTTCCATTAGATTAAAGGCTTATTATTTCTTTAAATTACAAATTACAAAGTGATACCACCTTTTCCCATGCGTTTGAAATCTTATTAGAACTGACATGTCACGAATTGAGCCAACACTTCCCGCATATTCTCACGTTTATATATCGTTTTCGCAAAAAATAACGTCATTTCAGCATCCCTGTATGACATGTATGAATGCCCATGCTTCTCATATAACTCCGCAACGTTATCAAGGTTATCATCACACCAATCTTCCACCTCTATCTCTGTCATATCCCCATGCAGACATTTTTCGATGAAATCGGCAACCTCGTCGCTGAGAGGCATGTCGGTAATCACGGTACAGTCGTCGTCGGGGTGATTCATCATATTTTCTTACATTATTTCCATTTTGGCTTCGACTTACGCTTCAATTGTTGCTTTTTTTGTGTAGATTTAACACTTTGTCCAGTATCTTTGGCTACCTGTTTATTTTTCTTTCGTAGTTCCGCCTTCACCATACGTTTCGCCTCGGCCGCCTCACCCGACTTTTTGATTCGCTCTATATTGGTCATCTTGGAAGCCGCAGCCTTAGCTTGGGCGACCCTATCAGCATTAGCCTTAGCCTTAGCTTGGGCGACCCTATCAGCATTAGCCTTAGCCTTAGCTTGGGTGACCCTATCAGCATTAGCCTTAGCCTTAGCTTGGGTGACCCTATCAGCATTAGCCTTAGCCTTAGCTTGGGCGACCCTATCAGCATTAGCCTTAGCCTTAGCTTGTGCGACCCTATCAGCATTAGCCTTAGCCTTAGCTTGGGCGACCCTATCAGCTTCAACCTTAGCCTTAGCTTGGGCGACCCTATCAGCATTAGCCTTAGCCTTAGCTTGGGTGACCCTATCAGCTTCAACCTTAGCCTTAGCTTGGGCGACCCTATCAGCATTAGCCTTAGCCTTGAGACGATCCTCACCCATCTTACGAGCTTGATTGAAAATCACCTTACGGGAAAAAGGGTTCTTGGTGTTCCACTTACTCATAAATCCTGTCACATTAGCATTTGTGAGACCCTTAATCTGTTTGATTTTAAATTCTACACCATCACGAATTTTCTTATTTGTGTTTGCCTTATTGAGTTCTTTACCCTTAATGTTCAGTTGTTTGTTTAGTTCTACAGAAGCGTTGAATGGTTTATTACGGTCTCGTTTTTCTGATTCGACCAATTCAACCATTTTCTTAACATTTAGAGCAATCCGATTAAATTCTTCACCAGTTTGAAATGGATCTCCGGCACGTGTTTTTAATTTCATAAATCGTTTATCATTCTGTTTGGAAAGTTCACTAAGAATTTTATTGCGTTTGGCCATACGATTATCAAGGTTTCTCTGTTTATTGATATTATTCATAGCCTTACCAGCATTGAAATTATTAACCTTATTTGATGCCATACGACGTTTCTTCCCTTTTGCCATTCCCTTCTTTTTAGCTTTGTCGATAGTTTGAGCTTTTCTTTTGATGGGTTCGATATCAGTCTTAGCGTTCGTAACCTGACTCATAAATTTAGCTTTCTGTTCCATGGTAAGATCGGTAAGACCATTTAAGAATGCCTGTAATGTAGTCTGTTTCGCCGCGAATGTATTAGTTTTACCTTTCATCTGTTTGTTCAACGTAGTGATTTCTTTCTCAAGAACACTTGTATTTTCCTTGAGTGTAACCCGATTGATAAATTTATTCTTATTCACATTACCGAGAAGTGTTTTATTCATGAATGTACGAAGTTTCTTCTTCTTTTGAACCACAATATCCGCATTCATGGATTCTCTCTTCTTTTTAGCTTCTTCTTTTGCTTTAATCCCAGTTATTAAACCACCCTTAAAATCACCGATGAGTTTAGTTCCATATTCACCTATGTTTAGTGATAATACAAAGTCGTTAACATTACGGTTAGTAATTTTCTTATTTTCAATCCTAGCATTCTGAGTCCGAGCCTCCTGTATGATTGTATCGACATTCGCATTAGGTTTCGTTAGATTAGACCTAAATATAGCCTTCTTATTTTCGTTTAAGCTTTTTAGATTTATCAGTATGTTTTCAAGTTTTTTCTGGTTCCGTGTTCGACGAATATCAGTTGCATTCGCCTTAGCGGAGTTTAGAGTCTTGTTTGAATTCTGTGTGAATATAGTACGTATTTTTTGTTGATTCTCCTTGGTGAGTCCTAAACGACCCATATGAGTATCGAGTTCGGAAAGTTCTTTTTTACGCATTTCACCTTTCTTTTTTTCAGCGAGTTTCTCTGCATTCACTTTAAAAGCGTTAACATTTCCAGGTTTACGGTTAAATCGTAATAATATAAATTTTTTATCTTGATTTGTTATGTTTATACCTTTCAGAATTTCTTCAAGTTTTTTACGATTCTCGGCAATTCCCTCACTTTTTTTCTGTTTTTTTATGGTATCTGCTTTGCGTTTCATTTTGTTTAAATCTTTCACAGTGTTAAACTCGAGCATGATCGCATTACGATCAGATACATCGAGATCGAGTTTTTCACTGATATATGTATAAAGTTCTTGTTTTTGTATCGCTTGTTTTTTATTAACTTGAGTATTTTTAAAACTTTTAACATTTTCTAACAAAGTACCTAGAGAATTGTTTTGGTTTTTGAAACGTTTGAGAAAACGTTCCTGATTTTCTTTATTTATATCACCCATGACATTTACAAGTTTACGAAGATCTTGTTTCTTTTTTCCGGTGAGAAGACCATTCAATTTGTTTTTGAGTCGTTGAACATTATTCATAGATTTAATTGCATTTAAATTACTTGAAATATTAATATTTCTGTTCAGTGCTCGTCGAGCGAGATTCTTCTTATCTCTATTAATATAAGCTTTGTTGATAGTAGTATCAATATTTTTTACATTATCCATGTTTTTGATATTTACAACTACGTCTAAATTGAGTTTATTTTCTTCTCGAGCCTTACGAATACGTTCAGATATGCGTTTCTTTTCACCTGAGATACCTTTAATTTTCTTAGCCTTATTACGAAGAGAATTTATATTTTTTGGGTTAAGTTGAAATTCTTGCATAATTTTACTAACTTCATTTGAATTGAGTTCCAACTCATTAGTCAGATAACTACGAAGTGCCAATTCCTTTTCCTTCTTAAATTTGTCTGAACGCTTAGATGCTAAATTTTTAACATTTTCGGGGGTCATCTCTGGATAACTATTCCATTCATTCAGAATAAATTGGCGATCTACATTTTTTAAATTATATTTGTTCAATATGTTAGTGATATTCCGAGGTTGTTCGGTGCGTTTACTTCTCATATATTGGTCAATAGTACGCATGATTGAACGCAAATTCCCTGTTTGATTGTAAAATTGTGTTCGCTCGGAAACTGGAACTTTTTTCTCATCAAGATAATTAGTGAGTTTAGATTTCTGTTTATTTTTTATAATATCATCAGCCATTTCGAGACTTTTTTCCACGTCGAGATTACGTGCGAGAACAGTTTGAATATTTTGAGTAGTGAGTCCGAGTCGTCTCATATACACGGAGATTTCATCTTTTTTGGACTTACTTTTTGAGGCAATTGCCCGATCAATTTGAGTACTCACATTTTTCATATTTTTTAACGTTTTGATAGCTGTAATTTTATTCATGAAATCGTTTTTCACACCCGCATTTATTATTTTATTGGACAAGGTATTTCGAGTTTTATCAATCTTACTATCGATTGCAGTATCGACCTTACGATTTATTTCTTTGAGTGCATTTTCAGATGTGATAGTAGAGACGCTACTATTGAAATTTAATTCGACATTGTATTGTTTCGCAGTTGCGATCTTTGCAGTAAGGATTCGTTTTTTACTTTCAATAGTACCTTTCTCAGTGACTTCTTTATTTATAGACGCCTTAATATTTGATAGAGAAATTTTTGAATTTTTAAACTGCTGAATGAATGCATTTTTTTTCGATTTATTGATATCCAATGGTTTTAAATATTGTTCTAATTCATTAATATTATTTGTACGATTATCACTCTTGAATTCCTGAATGGCTGTATCTATATTTTTACGAAGTTGATTGAGATTGGTACTACTGATCTCCAATTGTTTAATGAATACATTTTTTTTACTTTGTGTGAGACTCTTACTCTGATTGATATAGGCTTTCACTTCACGTTTACGTTTAGTGCGGAGCTCTATTTTTTGTTTATTATCAATGGTCTTTTTACGTACCGTCGCAGTGTTTATCACATTACGAAGTTGTACTACTTTTTCAACATTTTTCAATTGTTCAATGCTACGAGAATATTTTACATTCAACGATTTCGCCTTTTCGTATAGCTTCTCTTTCGCAGACCCAATGATACGTATTTTTGCAGCATCAACATTCGCATTTGTTTTAATATTGATAATACTCGCTTTTATATCGGCATCAAGATTCATTTCACGAGCGATTGTGGAGAGTTTTTGAATTTTTAATGCAAAAACACCCCCTTTTTTGGTAGTCCCAGCGGATATTATACTTTTTTCGATGTTATTAACTGCACTTAGAATACTCAATTTTGAAATACTACGTGAAAATTCCGTATAAACATTCATTTGTTTCGCGAGTGCTATGAGACGTTGCTTTTCTGAAACAAGTTTACCCACATTTCTCTTATTTTTTAGACTTTTAGCTTCAGTCACTAATTTGTTAATGTCTTTTTGACCGTTGTTAAAACGAGACATGATAACATTTTTGTTTTGTGAATTAAGTGTAAGTTCATCGAGACGTTGAACGAGACGCATTCTTTTATTCGTATCTCCACCTCGGATGATTTCACCTTGTTTAGTAGTAGCTTCACGTTTCAATGTATTGATACTTTCACCTTTATTGAAACGTCTGAGAAATGCATTTTTGTTTTTCTGATTAATTTTCAATGGTGTGAGAAAGCTGAGAAGATTTTGTTTAACAAGGGAACCTTTTTCCTTTTTCCTTTGTTCATAAAGTTTAATGGCTCGGGTTTTCAGAGAGTTCAAATTGGTTTTACTATTGATAAGCCGTTGAAGACCCCTTTTATCGTCATCTGAAAGTTTTACATTTGCGATCATATTCATAAACTCCCGTTTCCGGTTGGTGATAGTAATACGATTTTTTGATTTTGACTTTCCAATTCCGAAAAATCTACCAATACCAGGTCTTTTACGAGTCTCTTGTGATCGACCTTTGTTGAATAAACTACCCCTGGGAAAGTTAACCCGTGATTCAGGTCTGGGTGTATTGAATTTTTTCACAGCGCTCACTTGACCCTTGAGAAATTTTGGTGTTTGACCTTTCATGAATAAACTACCCTTTGGAAAGTTAACTCGTGATTTAGGAGTTTCGGTCCTAAATGTATTGGTATTGGTCTTCAACGCATTAACGTTGTTGTTGGTCTTCAACGCATTAACGTTGTTGTTGGTCTTCAACGCATTAACGTTGTTATTGGTCTTCAACGCATTAACGTTGTTATTGGTCTTCAACGCATTAACGTTTTCCACTGCTGTGTTAGTGTTCACTGCTGTGTTGTTGGTCTTCAACGCATTAACGTTTTCCACTGCTGTGTTAGTGTTCACTGCTGTGTTGTTGAACGTTTTCGTTACATGTCTTCTACCAATCTTCACTGGTTCATATACTTTCATGTAACGTAATCGCTTACCGATAGAATCAATCATCTGACTTTTCGTCATTTGATCCAATTGTTTGAGACCAACTTTACGAGCAACTTTCTTGATTTCATTACGTTTCGATGATGAATCGAATAAAATCTCATAGTCGTTCGGTTTAAGTGGTGAATTCTTATCGATTAGGTATGTTTTCGTGGAGTTCATGATGAGTGGGGGTAAGGGTAACTTATCCGCTTTAATTTCATCGTAGACTTGACATATTTGTTTTTTTGTCAGTTTAATATCTTGGCCTGTGTTCAACTTAATAAGTGCCCGCAAGTCATCTATATTGGCGTCGGGATCGCACGCCTCAATCATATATAATAAACTGATAAAAAAAGTGTTATGTTGTGTATCCGATTGTATACAATTTCACCTTCTGTTCATAATCCATGCTAAAATCAAATACATTTATATCTCCTACATTAGTTTCTATAATCTCAATTGGCATGTCGCATACCACTCGATTTGATAGTGCAGATCGAATAATCGTATCTACAAATTGTTTGGGTGTATCGATCGTATCCTGATAAATACGATCCATTTTGATTTTCATACATATGATTTCATGTGGTTTTTTATCTAAAAATGGTGTGAGTGGAAACTCCTCCTTTACACCTCCATCTACGTATGTTCTATTTTCATAGGAACCACATGCGAATATAAATGGTACAGCCATGCTCATACATACCGCATCTATTACCTTCATATCTGGATGTGAATCTTTAGAGAAATAAACAGTTTCCGAAGTGTTCAGACAAAATGCAGATACATAAATTTTCATATCCAAATCACTAAACGTTGGATCACTCCCACAAATATCAATCAATTTTTTACGTATCGGACCCATATCAACAAAACCAAATTTGTTAAAAAATGAACCCAGACGTATTTTAACAAAAGTGGGGATATCCAAAGAAAGTGATAGATCGAGTATTTCATCGACTGACATCCCCAATGCCAGAAATAGAGCCAATATTGCACCAGCTGATGAACCAGAAATTTCTCGTACATCTGCGAGTGCAGTTTCACGTGCTTTTAGAGCACCAATGAGTGAAAAAATACCCATAGACGCTGGTCCAAGTACGAGATACTTCATCTCCTTACTTAATAGAACTGAGGAAATTGGCGACGCAAAAGCGCAAACACCACCGCGAAGACGATCGAGTGGGTCAAGGCAGCGGGGAGGCTGGTCTGACCCGATCGAACCACACCACCCGAACCTGGGGGGAGGGTCAAGAGAAGACCTGGACTGAGGGCCAAGAAGAGGGAAGTGGCCACGAGCAGATCGGTCTTGGTGAGTACGATACCCAACGCCTTGGCGACGAGACTGTACACCAAGAAGAACACGAGCGCGTGGAAGAACACGGCGGGTGGGGCAGTCTTGCGGTTCATGAACTTGACGTTTTTGCCAGCGGTGGTGACGAGTACACCTGGGCTGAGTGCGAGAAAAAGGGCGGCAGGGATGGCAACTTTCTGGGAAGTGATATCGGGCAGCATTTTAATATAAGCATATATATTTTTTCATGAATTCTGCGAAATGGTAATAGGATGCACCTCGCATCATATATTCATGAAGATCGTTGTTATTTATAATTCGCCTGATGTGTCGCCATATATAATAGAGTGTCTCGTTCTCGTCATCATGTGAATGTTCAATATATGGGTTATGCTCAGTATAGCAAAACTCCACAAAGTCGCAAAATTCCCCTGAGTGTTCAACTCTTGCATCATACAGGAGTGTCCTGATGGTATCCCACATCATGTGTAATTCATCTGAGTATTCGACTTCCCAGTCTTCGATATTCAGAGGAGTGTGTTCATTGTTAAATTCATCATCATCGCTCACATCGGCATCAAAACCGGTGTTCGCTTCGTATACGTATTGGCTCCAGACCATGGTTAGTTACTTATCTTCTTTTTCGGTTTTATCCTTTATGCCAGTTAATGAGAGAGAGGTTGATTCCTTGACTTTAAGCCCATCTTGTATCGCATTTAAAGCGCCTTCAACTTTGGTCTCATCTCCACTAAAAAATGTGAGTAATCCTTCCTTAATCGCATCCTTATTCATACTACCTTTCCTGACTGATTTACGGATACTAATTTTACCTTTCCTGAGGTTAATGGTATCAATACCCTGACCAACCATATGCTTCTTCACAGACTCTTTTAGACGTTTTTCCTCCTGGTTAAGAACCTTAATATCAGATTTCGCTTCTGTGAGTTGTTTGGTAAGCTCCACAAGTTTAGCAACACTTTCGGAAAGGTCACTAGAAACAGAACTCATTATTTAATACTATATACACCTAATCTTTAAGCACAGAGACCACGCTGCATGAGATCGGGAACGATGGTGGAGTTGTTCCACACAAAAGGTTCCTTAGAGTTAGGGGGGTCCTTGCGAATCTGTTGGTTCGCGTTACGGAGAGCACCACCGACAGTTTCGGGGAAGCCAATTTGTTTGCGGGGTTCGAGGAAGTTTTGTCCCTTCAGAATGTCTTCTGGGGCAAACTGTCCAAAGTCTTCAGCTGAGGCAATCTCACGGGGGAGGAGGGATGACGCGAGACCGGTACCCTTGTTCATACCACCGCATACAGAGACCGATGGGGCGGTTACAGGGCCGGCAGTAGGACCCGCCGCAGTGGGAGCCATACCGAGAGGCGCATATTCACGCTCGACGATGGCGTATCCTGATTTGGTGTTCATGTTAAAGAGGAGGAAAATCAAAGCAGCGACGGCCACCAACATGAGGATGTTCTGGTTGCGACCCTTCATTATCTTTTATATAGTATAAGAGTTTTTTTTATTGGTCAATCTCATCGACAAATGCATACCCATCTGGATAAATGTCAATGGTCGGGTCATCATGGACCCTGACCTGGACAACATTCCAAGTTGGACCAAAAGCCTTTTTGGCAAACCAAAGACCGGCAAATTCTAGGATAACATCACAATTCTTACCGGGCTGGACAGATTCGAATTCTGCAACCTCCTGTTGTGCATTGAAAACCTTGGTCACACCATCGAGATGATCGCCTGTGACCTGATCATCTTTCAAGCTAGGAGTGTAAGCACTCTTGATTACATTTTCAGAAAGTTGCTTACCAAACCATTCTGAGCATTTTTCATATGCAGCTTCCAGATTCCGTGTATCAAAATCAACAATCTTTGCAATGTTCAATTCGGATACGGCATCCATTACAACTTCCCCTGAGACATCCGCAATTTTGACTCCATTCAATTGAATAAGGGACTTACGCTTATCATCGTTGAGCGCCTTTACGAAATAGAGACCATCATCACCTTTGGCTGGAGCGTTGTAGATCATTTATAGATTTATTGTGTCTCATTTCTTTAAACCAACAAATGGTATAGCTGCGGCTTTATTGAGTAACTCTTTCGGTACCCATGCATTTCGTTTGGGGTTGTACCCATATAACGTCTTGGTGACATTCAAGTTTTTGGGTAATGCTTTCGCATTTATTGGTCGTAATGGGTACTCATTTTTCACATACTTGATGTTATTTACGTTTTCCCATTTCAATGTTTTGGTATTAAAACGCTTATTTCCTGAGGATTTATTATATCCATTTACCTTTGTATTTTTCACGACAGGTTTAAGACCATGCACAAATTGTTTAGATAGTTTTTCACTAGAGGGTTTTGTTGTGAATTTTTTATATTTATATGGATCCACTTTTAGAGCTGCACGAAGAGCGACACTACTAGGTTTAGATTGTACTTTCCGTTTCGTCTTAATTTTGGGAGATATAGATTTAAATACATTCTCCATGGAACTTGAAGCACTAATTTTCTTATCAATAAGCTGTGCTAAGCGAACGAGTCTCTGACGATCTTTCTCCTTTTTCTCTGGGCGAAGTCTGAGTTTCTGCATGAGATAGATATCCTCAATGAGAAACTCTTTACTCGCAACTAATAGACGTTTATTGTTGATGAGTTTCCCTGTGACGACATCCCGATAAGTGATACCTCGTTTTTTTGTGAGTGCAACTTCATATCCAAATTCATTTGGTCGCATGAAAGGAATATCTAGGATGCCACCAATGTTCGCATTCTCAATTTTCCCAGTTTTGGGAAAAAAGTGACGAATGTTCAGATCAAGTGCGAACAACTCTACATCAATGAAAACGTCACTTTTACTTGGTTTGTTTCCATTCCCTATTTTCTTCTTTTTTATGATCGTGTATCGTCTCATGACATATGAACCACTTGTCTTGAAACCGATACCAAGAAACTTGCATAATTTTGAGTGTTTCTTCTGCATTAACATAATTCTCTTCTTGATGGCTAAATTAAGTCGCTTGGCGATTTCACCTAACTTGTTCCACAGTCGGAGTTTTATCGCTTGAAGCTTACCGAAATACTTTTCATTCATGGGTATCCGAGGGACAAATTTAGCATCAATATCACTTGTCACGATACGTTGATCCAGTTCGACATATAGATTGAATGCTTCACCTCCACTCACGATCAGGTCACCAGCGGAGTTTAGAAACTGTGTGAGTTCACCTAATGTATTTAGAATGATATCACGGATAGAATCCGTCACAAATACATACACAATCTTTTCGAATGTTTTATCAGGGTAAATACTTTTTACGCGACTGCGGAATTTACCAAGGTCTCTGGGTAAGTTCCGTTCATAATATTTCTTCAATTTTTCATCATTGAATAGAAGATTTTCGTTTACGAATTTTTCGATCGTCGACTTCGAATAAATATGATCATCCATTAATATATCATGATATATTAATATGGTATGCCGAGAAATATTCGGCGATTGTCGATGCTATGCATACAAGGGGGAGAATGAACAATTTTGTGCAAAGAGGTGGGGGGTTAATATACTCCCATGTTCATCTGATTGTTGTGTAGGTGGGTGTCCTGATGATGGATCGCGACAACCTTATCGGTTCATAGACCGTCCGGGAATATCATTCGTCAACTTAGATAAACGTGCACTCTTTTTTATATGGTTGATTATTACATTAGTAACTATATACTTCTTCACTGACTTAAAGATTACCAGGGTAAGAAAGATATAATGTCTCTCGAAACCATTCAAACTGAAATCGCCGCCCTTCGCAATGATATCAAGAACCTCTCCAAGCTCGTTCGCAAAGTGAAGAGCACACAGGATGACCCAGATGGTGAGAAGGCTAAGGCTCGCGCCGCCAACAACGGTTTCAACCGTAAGCAGGATGTGACGCCTAAGTTGCGTGAATTCCTAGGACTTCCAGCTGATGAGCTTATCTCTCGATCGGAAGTGACTAAGTTTATCACCAAATACATCGCTGAACAAGGTCTCAAACACCCCGAGAACGGTCGTCAAATTATTCTCGACGACAAGCTCCGCGAGCTCCTCGAACCCCCTGCGGATACTCAAATTACCTACCTGAACATCCAGAAGTTTCTCTCACCTCATTACATTAAGAAGGAGGCTTAAAAAATAAACACATACTATACATAACAATATGGTGACCCTCGTTGATAAGGTGAGGGTTGAACAACTTGTTGGTACAAAGATCAAAAATCTTGATTTGTACCAAAAGGCATTTACACATAAATCTGCTCTCAAAGAGTATGACCAGTTTACTGAATCTTTCGAGACTCTAGAATTTATTGGAGATTCGGTTTTAGGTTTTGTGATTACTAAATTTTTATTTGATCGCTATGAAAGTCGTCAAGAAGGTTTCCTCACGAAAGCTCGTACCAAGCTCGTCCGTGGTGAAACATTGGCTAAAATTGCGAGTGTACTCAACCTCAACGATATCGTCATTATGGATGAAAAGGGAATGCGTAATGGATGGAATAATAATCCTAAAATTTTGGAAGATGTTTTTGAGGCCCTCATCGGTGCCATCTACATGGATATTGGTCTCATTCACGCCAAAGAGTTTATCCTCAGGATTTTTCAAGACCCGAAATATGTTGATATGAATTCCATCATGGTGGATGATAACTTCAAGGATCACTTAATGCGACACTGTCAAGTGCAGAATTGGCCCCTACCGGAATATCGCGTCGCTGCACATCATGAAGGTCTCTTTTACATCGATATCTACATCAATGATGGTTTTGTTGCTAGGGGTGTAGCTAAAAGTAAGAAACAGGCTGAACAAAACGCTGCGCAGACATATTTTCAGGTAAAAGAAGAACTTAAAAACTACAACTTTAATTAATGTAAGATGCATCCCAACGTCAAGGCGTTGCTCGAGAGGGAGTATGCCGCACAGAAATCAGAAGAATGGCTCGCCCTCCGTGGTAAAATGTTGACTGCTTCAGATGCGGCCACAGCCATAGGTGTAAATAAATACGAAACACCCGCTGAACTTTTACTGAAGAAATGTGGTCTCGGTGAAAAATTCATGGGCAATGCAGCTACGAGACATGGTGAGAAGTATGAAGATGAGGCTCGTATACTCTACGAAGAGAGACATGGGGAAGTTGTACATGAATTGGGGTTATGTCCACACCCGATTCATACATGGTTAGGTGGGAGTCCTGATGGTGTTTCCGAATCTGGTAAGCTTGTAGAGATTAAATGTCCCCCGATGCGACAGATTGTACCTGGGGAAGTCCCCATTCATTATATGCCCCAGCTTCAGTTGTGTATGGAAATTTTAGACCTAGAAGAAGCAGATTTTATTCAATATAAACCAGCTGAGACCAATTGGCCTCGCCCCGAAGAATTTGATGTCGTCAACGTTAAGAGAGACCCCGAATGGTGGAAAACCAATTACCCAATCATGAAGGAATTTTGGGATAAAGTACTCTATTTCCGGGAACATATTGATGAACTCCCACCACCTAAGTTGAAAAAGACAAGAAAGAAAAAAGAACCTGAGCCAATTGTCTGTGAAGTACAACTACTAGCTGACGAGGATCATTATCATGACGATTGAAGATCAGTACAACTTGGCTAAGAACACCCTTAACGGTCGTCTCTTTTCCCCGTATCAACGGGAAGGTGTACTATGGATGCTCACTATGGAAAATCAAACTTCGGGACCCAAGGGTGGGTTCCTATGTGACGAAATGGGTCTGGGTAAGACCGTGCAGCTCGTTTCCACTATGCTTGGAAACCCAAAGCCCCGCACACTAATCATCGTACCCAAATCTATTATCACCCAGTGGGTTGAAGAGATTAACCGCTTTGCTCCCAGCATAACAATCAATGTATTTGACGGACCGGGTCGAAAAATAGACACCGTATCTGATGTGACTATCGCACCTTACACAATCCTTTCGGTTGAAACCAAAACACCACTTCACATGACTACATGGGACCGTGTTATACTTGACGAAGCCCATGAGATTCGAAACAAAAAGTCAAAACTTTTCAAGAGTGTGTGTCGTCTTCATACACAGATCAAATGGATAGTCACTGGTACACCAGTGTTTAACTCTATGGAAGATTTCGTGTCACTGTGTACTTTTCTAGGTCTCTCAAAGGTGGTTGTGCAGGGTATGACCAATAAGATCAAGGACATCTATATTCTGAGACGCACCAAAGAAGATCTCGCTCAAATTAGTGATCGTCTTCGTCTTCCACCCTGCTATTTCGAGAATGTGGAACTAGAGATGTACCCGGATGAGAAGCAGTTGTATGAGATTGTATTTCTCGAGGCACAGGAGACTATCAGAGATGCGTTTAGGCATGCACAGAGTCTGAATGCTAAGAATATGGTCATCTTAGAGTGCCTCCTAAGGGCGCGTCAATGTATGATATGGCCTCAAATGTATCTCGACGGAATCGCTAGGCAAAGTAAGACACAACCAGAACAGTGGGTGGGACGATCAAAAAAGATGGAGACCCTATTTGAGATGATTATGGGACATCCAGATGAAAAGACTTTGATCTTTTGTCAGTTCAGGGGTGAAATGAACCATATTCAGAAGAATCTCACACGACCTGTATACCGGATAGATGGGTCAGTTCCTAAGGATGAACGTGTCAGGCAAATTTCAGAATTTAAGAAGGCTGCCCCGGGTGCGATTTTCATCATTCAGATCAAAAGTGGTGGTCAAGGTCTTAACCTCCAAGAGGCGACGCGTGTGTACATTACAGCACCCTCATGGAACCCGGCAACAGAACTCCAGGCTATTGGTCGCAGTCATAGAACTGGACAAACCTGTCCAGTGTATATCAAGAAACTTGTATATGAGGAATGTCCGCGTTTTGTGAGTGTGGAACAGGAAATGATGGCTCTCCAAGGTCATAAATCGATCGTATGTTCGAAAGTACTCAATGATGAACGAATCGAAAAACAGATCCCAGTCAACAGGACAACAGATAAAATATCAATTCTCGACATCAGGAAAATTTTCAAAGCGTAATATAAAAGATGATTGGTTCCCGCGCTGAAGTTTTCCACGGTAACGCTGATAACACCTCCGGTGGTCTCGCCAAGAAGGATCTCATGATGAAGGATGGTCGCATTGTGTCCAAGGCGGCGAGCAAGGCTGCTAAGAAGTCCCTCAAAAAGAACCCCAAGTTCGCTGCGTTCATCGAGATCGCGAAGGAGAAGGCTGAGAAGAAGGATTCCTTCTGTCTGGTCCCCAAGAAGGGTAGCAAGACTTACAAAAAAATCATAAAGGATAGTAAGTAAACATGTCTCTCACAAAATGGAGAGATTCTGTGACGGTAGCGAAAATTAAACTTGGTATGGACCCAAAGAAGTTTACCAGGGTTCAGGGTAAACTGCTAAAGGAGGCGCAGGCTATTTATAGTATTTTACTTTTGAATAAATCTAAATCTTAAATTGAAATCCCTTGAGATTTTGGGGCTCATACACGATGAGCTGGTGAAGTTTCCAAGTACACCCAAACTTTCTGTTCAAGAAATACACACTGCCGAGTTCGACGATGGCGTGCCCCGAATTTCTTGCATAGAGACCATTTTTAACTTCATCCTTGATAGGATTCTTATCCGCATCAAATACATTCACCTTAATCTGATCTTGCATCGTAGTATCAACTTTGACCCTAAATTTTGGTTCACGATCAGTAGATTCCTTCATATTGGAATTGAACATGGGTGTGAGTTCTTCCTTCGTCATCACACTTCCAAAAATCACTTCACTTTGTTTTACAACGGCGTCAATAATAGTACTCTCAATCGCTTTTAGAGATTCGTAAAATTTTTTCATATAACTTTCCTCCTCATCATACCCTTTTACAGCGAAATCGATGTTATATTTTGTTGGACCAACTTCAGGTGTAAATCCGGAGACACCAAAAGGCATGTACATACGGGGAAATTGTACACGGAGGGGTGTTCCTTGTTTAGTAGAAAGTACAATTTTACGATTTGTGTACTCATTGATTTGCAGGTTTTCGAGAGCGTTGTCCATGTCTTTCTATTAATCTATAGTCTCAAAACTTTAAGCCGAACATGCTACGCAATCAGGCTCTAAGCTAAACTGAATGGGACGCGCTTTCGCTTTTGAGCGAAGGTAATACATCCCAGTCTTGAGACCCGCTTTCCATGCATACATGTGCATCGATGACAGTTTGGACATTGTGGGACTTTCCATAAAAAGGTTCATGGATTGGGATTGATCAATGAAACGACCACGATCCGCAGCCATATCTATGATACATTTCTGACTGATTTCCCATACAGTCTTGTATAATTTCTTGATATCATCTGGAATATCTACGATGGTTTGGATGGAACCACCAGCTTTCACCATAAGGTCCTTCATTTCTTTGGACCAGAGACCAACCTTCTTGAGATCATCGACGAGGTGCTTATTCACGACCACAAACTCACCAGCGAGGGTACGTCTCAGATAGATATTCGTTGTATATGGTTCGAAACATTCATTATTCCCCAATATTTGAGCGGTAGAAGCCGTAGGCATTGGGGCCATGAGAAGACTGTTCCTAAGTCCCTTTGTCTTCACGCGGGTACGCATCGCGTCCCAATCGTAACGTCCACTGAATTTGGTTTCACCTTCCCACATATCAGGTTGGAGGATACCTTGGGATGCAGGGGAACCCTCGAAACTTTCATAGGAACCCTCAACTTCAGCAAGTTCTGAACTCGCTTCCATGGAAGCGTGATACATCGTCTCAAATATATGTGCGTTCATGATGCGTGATTCTTCACAATCGAATGGGAGTCCACAAAGAATAAATACGTCCGCGAGACCCTGAACACCCAAACCGATCGGGCGATGTCGCATGTTAGAACGCTTAGCAGTCTCCACGGGATAAAAGTTCCGATCGATAACACGGTTCAGGTTCTTTGTGACCGTTTTCGTCACTTCATGGAGCTTCTCATAATCAAATGACTTCGTCTCCCTGTTCACATACTTCGGAAGAGCGATGGATGCCAGGTTACATACAGCTGTTTCATCTTTGTTTGTATGTTCTATAATCTCTGTACACAGGTTGGAACTCTTAATGACGCCCAAATTCTTCTGGTTACTCTTCGAGTTACATGCATCTTTGTAAAGCATGTATGGTGTCCCAGTCTCCGTTTGAGACTTGAGAATTGCTTTCCATACTTCAGCGGCTGGGACAGTCGAATGGGCGAGTCCCTCCTCTTCGTATTTTGTGTACAATTCGTCAAACTCCTTCCCATAACAATCGGAGAGACCCTTCGCTGTGTCTGGGCAGAAGAGTGACCAATTACCCCCCTCTTCAACCCGCTTCATGAAGAGATCTGGAATCCACATGGCAGAGAAGAGGTCACGACAACGAGCTTCCTCGTCACCTTGATTGAGACGAAGTTCCAGGAAGTCCATAATGTCGGCGTGCCACGGTTCCACATACACTGCGATCGAACCCTTGCGACGACCAGCCTGGTTCACGTATCGTGCCGTGGCGTTGAACACCCTAAGCATCGGGATGATACCATCTGATTGACCATTGGTCCCCCGAATACGAGACTTATTCGCCCGGATATCATGGATATGCATCCCGATACCTCCAGCCCATTTACTAATTTGTGCACATTCCGTTAGGGTTCCATAGATACCATCGATGGAGTCTCCCTTGTTCGCGATGAGAAAGCAGGAAGACATTTGAGGTCGAGGTGTACCAGCGTTAAATAGAGTTGGTGTAGCATGGATGAATAAACCACGAGACATCTTATCATATGTGTCGAGTACAGAGGGAATATCCTTTCCATGAATACCAATGGAGACGCGCATGAACATATACTGTGGTGTCTCGATCAACTTCCCTTCGACGCGTTGAAGATACCCTTTCTCGAGAGTCTTGATACCAAAGTACCCAAAATCGAAGTCTCGGTCACTCTTGATATCATCCTTGACCTGTTGGGCAACTTCAACAACTTCGTCTGTGACGACGCCAGCTTTCTGAAGCTTCTTCATGGCGAGATGGAAATTATTGGGACACACTTTATGGATGTTACTTGCGATAATACGGGTGGCGAGAACCTCATAATCTGGTTCGGAGGTGATCATACCAACACATATTTCAGCGGAGAGGGTATCGATCTCCTGTGCGGTAATGTTATCGTACATAGAAGAAAATACCTGTTGTGCAACCTTAGAAGAGTCACATTTTTCAGAGAGTCCATACGTTAAATTCTTGATCCTATTGGTGACATTGTCAAATTTCATATCCTCAATACGACCTGAGCGTTTAATGACCCTCATATATCTAAAGTTCTACTTTTATTTTTAACTTACTTCTTACATTCAAGATCCGCACTCCTCACGGACACGGTTCCAAAGGTCTCAAACTTTCGGTTAGGTTGGAGAAGATAGGTGTTCACGAAAAAATCACCATTCTCACCGGCTTTGGCAACAGGGGGGTAAGAACCAACGAAGCAGGCTGGGGCTTTGCATGGAATTTCCTCGAAGGTTGGGGGCTTGTTGGCATACACTTCATTAAAGTCAGCAAAGTTCACCATTTACTATTCACACACAATTTTTTTCGGCGACTATATTAAATGTGTGATAACCTCCACCTTGATTCCATTCAACAGTGTGAGACCCCATTGAACACTCTCTTCTTTTCAGAATTTAACAAAAATTTAATTCAACGTGGCATTCGACAAACATTCAAGAATAAGAGTGGGATCGCGATCGATTACCAAAACCCCGACGATCTCTATGGTATCATGCGAATGGTATTCATCAACACCGCTGGTGATCATCACACCCAAGTGAATGAACAAGTTAAATTCATAAACACACGAGTTATCGAGACCGCTCTATCTCAAATCCAGACTGGTGTATCCCAGTACATTGCGTATGCGAAAGAGATCGATACCATTAGTGTTCCACTTGATCAACCTATAAATACGAGTACGACGGGAAAGAAGATTGGCTTCAATGACAAGATCGGTATTAATTAAAGATTATGAACCAGGTATACATAAGTGATGAGTCTTAATTATTATAAGACAGAAACTGAAAAGGTGTGTAGATCGAAAGGTTGGGATCGAGCTGCTGTAGATACTGTATGGCTTCTCCTGACTGAAGAATTTGGTGAACTCGCATCGGCAATCAGGCAGTACAAGAAAACATTCAAGAAGACAAACCTCAAGAAGGAGCGGGGTACTGATGTCATGATGGAAATGGGTGATGTTTTTAGTTATCTCTTCCAACTGGCGCATATGTTAAATGTTGATCTAGATAAAATGTGGGAGGAACATCGGTATAAAATGAAGAGTAAAAATTATAATCTGAACTAGTAATAACAACGATGAGTGTGTATATGCTCAACGATGAAGATGCTATCAACGATGTGAACCCATTTGTCACACACGACTTCTCCCTTCCTGGGGGTGTGCGACAGACGAGTAATTCTATGGATTTTGTTGAAGTGAAACCTTCTATGAATGTTCCTCTCGCAGAAAAGAGTGTATTTTGTAAGACGGGTCTGTGTAAGGAAGAGACCAAACCATGTCTTATTGAGAAGGATGTTCATCCACGACGGAATATAGATTACGGTTTCACACGGGATAAACCTGCTAGGATCGGTGTATCCAATAAAAGTATACCCTATTTATGGATTTTTCTGGTTGCTATTCTTATTGTTCTCGCTCTATTGTATTTAAGACGCTGAGAAAGTATTCAAGACGAGACTTTTTTATACACATCTGGATAGCATGTTGAATGTATTTTTTACATATCTTTTTCGCAAGCTCCATCTGCCAAGTACTCTCCATATTTATGCGGGGTGGTTGGAATGTTGGATCAATGATTTTAATAGCATGTACAAGACGAATGTATACTCGATCAGGCTGTTCATATAAAAGAATATTTTCAAGTGTGAGCTCAGTCATACGCTGACGAACCTCGATAGTTTTACGGACCATCACATCAAGGAATTTTTCATAAGGAATTGAACGTTTTTTAGACTCGAGTGTTATCCAGTCCGCTAGGGGTTCAGTATTGATGTAATCAGTATAGGTTTCATACCCTTTACCATTCACGTAGCGATCATAACTGAACTCAACGTATGAGATATCAGATTCAACGTCATGTACGTGTTTCGCAAATTTGATAAATGAAGTCATCTAATCATGCGACGTTTGTTTTCTTTAAACACCTAAGTGCAACATTTGTTATATATAAAAGCATGTATTCTTCAATCGCCAATAATAGCTTTTCGTATCTCCTAACACTCGATGATATGCGAAAAGCTTTACCCGATGAGACTAGACCTTCGTGGATCAAGATTACGACGATCACAATGGTTTCAAGCTTTATCCAGACAGTTGATATTAAAAAACTCCGCGAAACATTTGAACGAATTGGATCTTATAAGATGCGACGCGAGGGAACAAACACTGATGGGTTTGAATGGAAATTGAAACCCACCACTTTTTACAATCAGGTGACCCTAACGTACCACGATACATACAGCACTAAATCTGTAAAAGTGTTCCCCAATGGAAGTATCCAAGTTGCTGGGTGCTGTGATCTCTTCGACTGTAAACGTGTCATTACACAACTTGCCTATATCTTCAAGTTTTTCTTGGGTATGGATATCAAAATTTCAAATGATACATTTCGTGTAGTGATGATCAATTCTAATTTTAGTCTAAACTATAACGTTAACCTCATCAAAGTTGCAGACTGGTTTGAAGAGTATGATGATATATTCAAAGTTTCCTTTGAACCGGATCGATACTCAGCAGTCAAAATAAAGTTTAAACCGTCACATGATATGAAGGAGATTACATGTAGTATATTCAGTACAGGTAAGATCATCATCACAGGGGCAGAAACTCTGAAAGAGATTGCCTTTGCATACAATATCATTAATCAGCATATAAATGAGAATCCTGGTATCAGGGTGTCTCGAACACAGGAAACGGATGTTTTTGATATTTATTTGGGGTATAAATGCGATCCTTTTATCAAAAAGCTCAGGGAGGGGGGTTTTGAGTCGTGGATGAAAACGATTACGAATAGACAAATTAATTTCTAGTTTTATAATAACAATATGTCTCAGCGACTTGGTATGGCCGATGGTCGATGCTTCACCGTTAACACATCCACCCAACTGTTCAACAACTACGTCATGAAGAAGAATGGTATCTCTTTCGAAGACAATTATTCATACAGACAGCTTCTCCAGAAACAAGGTCCCGCCCTTCTCTCAAGTGTACAGGCGGAACAGGGTAAAGATAACTGTAACACCTGTGATAAACCCCTCGTGAACGCTTCCGATATCTATTAAATGAGCGAAATCACGAGAAAAACTTTAGAACCTTCCTATAGAATGTCGATATGTGCTATATGCCTCAGTGAGGTCAGGTCAACACGGAATAATACTCCGACCAGATGTGGACATATATTTCATTCCCACTGTCTACAGGAATGGAAAAATAAAGGTAAGAATACATGCCCTACATGTAGAAAAGTACTCGATGGATCTCAATTTAAGGTCACCGTGACGATTCAGAACAATTACACAGCAGCTGCAAACTCTGTGTACTTGAATGATGAATCTGTTTTAAGTGTGATGGATATGCTCGATATAACCTTCGATGTAGAAGAAACCGTAGACCTTGACAGTCTTTTTTCAGACCTTGGGGTGAGTCTTTCCGACTTTGATCCCTCGGTTCTTCACGCAGAATGAACTACAATATTTCTCATAGTTTAGACCTGGGTAGTTCCTAGAAGCCTTACGAGGATCTATGATCGCTTTACCTTTCGCATCAGTCAGAAGTGGTCCAGTCGCCCACCCACGCTTGTGACTGAATACGTTCGCCTTGAATATGATACGTGTACCAACTTTAAATGGTCCAGCCCTCTTTATCCTTGAGTCGGGAATTTTGAAAAACTTCGCGACTGAAGCGATGGTGTCTCCAACTTTGATTCGATACTCAACAACATTGTGTTGTTTGTAAAAATGAAAATCACCTTGACGGATATAGTTTGTGGGTCTTCCAGGAGACACAAACATCATCACCTTGAAGTACCCCTTCTTACATTTTTCATTTGCACCAACTTTGTACACCTTCTTGGGGTTGTCTGATACGACACGGTTTGGAAGAGTGGTGCAATGTGTATAGTTGTGATACCCATTTGACATACCGGAACGATCACCCGGAATAGACTTTTGCCATCTATAAGCCTCATAGTCACCTACGGCATAGGCATAACAATTATTGTTACCGATACCAGTAGACGACCCCCACCGTCTATTGGTAAATCGATTTTCGGAACCACTCACAGGTAGACCTTTCATTTGTAATTGGAATAGAAAAAAAATATTGACATCTAATAAATGATCCAGGAAGTTTCAAAGGCTCGCACTAAGTCTGATATGCTCACCGAGTTTCTCTTGTTTGCACTCACCATCCTCATCAGCACTTTCCTTCTCCGCCTCGTGTGGAACCGTGCTCTTGTGAAGCATATCACCGTGCTCAAACCCATCACCACCATGCTTGATGCGTTCATACTTTCCATCGGTCTCACCGTCGTCCGAGGTATTTAAACCTCTTTGTATCCAACAGTTTTTTCCCCATCAGGACTGACGAGGGTGGGGAAGGCCTTCATACCCTTACACTCCTCTTTGTCGCAATCGACAAAGGTGTGAGCCTTGTTAGCTTTTTTCATATGTTCAAGTTGCTTACGAGTCCAGCCACACCCCATGGTCCCGTAAACAGTCCAACCCTTTTCCTCCCCGACTGGGGGGGCGGCCTTCTTGGCCTGACCAGTTTTCATCAGAATGATTATGTTGATAATCGCGAGAATAATGAAAGCGAGCATTGTTTATAGTGTATAATAATATTATTTTCGGCGAATAATCGGTTTTTGTTTTGCTTTCATTATAGTCACTGCACGACTTAACGCCGCTTTCTGATTCACCGGAGACTTCTTATTGGGAACACCGATGATCGTGGGTTTTTGGAGTTTGGTCTTAGAGGTAATATTTTTGAGAACCTTATTAAGCTTACTTACTTTCTTTTCACCGGTGAAGAATGAGTGATTCAAAACCGTTTTGAATCCTGGAATATCTCCTTTACCCTCATCTATACCAATACGACGTAGAATAGTTTGTTTTTTCATTACCATAACACCTAGATACTTTGTAGGGATGAGAGATTTGATAAATTCATGTATCTTGCGCTCATTCTCATTTTTAGGTCTAATCACTTTAATCCAAACAGTATTCAGGAAGGTGTGTAAATCATATTGGGGGTGGGATTTCTTTGATATTCCCACATATTCGTATCCACCATTTGAAATAACGGGATTAGTTATCCTAGGAAAAACTGACAGTCCAAAATCAATCATAACAGCTTCCACACCACCATTTGAGACCTTGTATGATTGATTTTCCCCCAAACGTATCACAATTTCCTTGGTCGGCACGGGGCGTACGAGAATGTTACCACCATGAAGATCATGATGTCTGAATCCGGGGAATTCCTGTTTAATTCTATATAAATTATACAAAACTTGGAGCATGACAGATTTTATCTCCTCCATTCCTGGGTTGGTTTTCCACCATATATCGAATTCCTTAGCTTTGATATGTTCTAGGTAAAGAATGTCCATACTTTCACATTTCTTATACATATATTGATCAGGAACGCCATACCCTTTCAATTGTTTTGCAACCTTGTATTCAAACGCACCTGACCCCACTGTATTCTTACTTGTATCTATCTCTTTGTAGGCAACATAACGACGACCATTGTCGTTGATACTCCCTCTATATACTTTACTGTATTGTCCTTGTCCCAACATTCTACCTTTGGCGGGTTTCATCTTTCCATATGGCCAAAATGGAACCTTTAAAAAATTACCTGGAGTACACGCCTTCTTACCTCGTAATATTTTTTTGAGATTACTCTCAAGGTTTGTCATACTTACTTATTCGTAAGAAGATTTTTCTTCTTACCAATGAGGATTTTAAGTTTTATTGTGTGATATATTTATTCATCGACTTCTTCATCTTCCTCGTCTTCAACATCGACATCGGTAGGAAGATCAACACCCTGGAAGGCGAATGATGGGAGTTTGGCGGACTGTTCAACAAGGGCCTGTTGAAGGCGGATAGTCACACCGAACTTGTTATCGATGAACCAGATTTGATTAAGATCAACGATAGCCATACATTTTTGACCCTTTTCAATGCTGTCGACAGAGACAGATTGTTTCTGCATGGAGTATGCTTCAGGAACAAATGTACCATCTGGTTTGGTGAGAATCTTGAGTTTAATAGTGGCTGGGTACTGCTCTTTACCAGGGCGAATCATGGGTTTGTAGAGTGCTTCTTTCAGGACAGCGACGTTAAACTCTTTACCGAGCCACTCCTTGGAGTTCTTGGCGACAGTATCTACGATTATATCATCGAGTTCTTTGAGTTTGTCGTGCAGTTCCATCGCTTCGGTGTTATCGGGATCAAATGAAAGATCTAACGAATACGAGGTGCGCCCTGTACCTTCGTCAGTAAAAGCACTCAGGCCATATGGTGATCGCATAAAAGGAAATTGAACGTAAATTTTTTTGTTGTCGCCGCTATTCAGGTAGACGGCTTTACCGCCATTTTTGTTTTTACGAAATTTTGAAAATTGCACAGAGGCAGAGGAGAATTCAGTAGAGCGTTGGATAGTGAGCGACATTGTTGGTTGGTTATATATACATTATGAGGCTTGACTTTAAGTATTTTTTTTTGTTGACATATGTTAAAAGTAATTATGGGTGTTTTTAAAGATTGTGGATGTGGCTGCAACGGTGAGAAACAACAGGAAAAGTTTATCATTTCCGTTATTTCAGGTCTTACATTTTTCATTGTCGCGAACCCCGAAACGTTCCGTCTCGTCCGGCGGGTATTAGGCCCCGCAATTGCGACACCAACAGGGTGTCCCTCTACACTCGGACTTCTCGTACACACTGTTGTCTTTATACTCATCGTGTGGGGTATGATGAACCTACAAAACAAGAAGAAGTCCTCTAAAAAGGGGTGTGGTTGCGGTGATAAAAAAAAGGATACGGGTTGTGGTTGTGGTGATAAAAAAAGGGAAAAGGGTAAGAAGGTTGTGATACAACCCCCAGGTCCTATGGTTGACGCACCCGATGCGAAACCTGGTTTCGCCGAACCACAGATAGAGTTAGAGAATACTGGACGTACCCTCGAACCCATGTCTGTATCTTCCGATGGCAACCTGTTTTAATTAAATATTTATTCAATCAATCAATCACTCTTAAAATGTATGTACACATTTTAAGATTGAAATTGTGAGTTATTTACTGAATTATGCATCAACCTCATCCATGTACACCCATGCGGGAGTGACGGCACTAAAATCGTATACCGCCACCTTTTTTTCCGTATTAGTCATTGGGGTCACAGCAGTAACATTGGTACCATCCGCACCTAACAACTTCACAGTCGCATTTTTGAGACTATCATCGCCAATCATCACAGCTGTACCGACCTCACCTCCGGGAACTTCTCGTGGATACTCTGCCGTATCCTTAAATATTTTGATAGAACCAATTTGTTGTAATGAACCGAGATCAATTTGTATATACGGAGATTCAGCACTCGTGCCTGTAACAGTGCCAACATCGTCTTGAATATAAAAAGTATCTACGAGATTATCGAGATTCACCGCATCCGGAGCACCCGTAACGTCTTTCCCACTTGATATGATCGCACCATTTTGATTATACACTTCAATTTCAAGCAGTCTAATTGCTTCTCCGTATGGTCGTTCAATTCGAACATGTTGCGCCATAGGAAGCTTCTTTGCACACGCTGTACCATTTACAGCATATCCTTCATTACACGAAGATAAAACACAAGTACCACTGGTATTATACGCGTAAGTTCCTCGAGAATCCATATCATCTGCTGTGCATTCATCACCCGTAGTATCTTCGATGCAGACACCACCAACTTTTTTGTAACCACTTTTACATGTAAATACACATTCCTTGTCTGCATTTAGAGTGTATGTTGCATTAGAATCAGCGGTACCTTCAGGTTCACATACATCGCCTTCCTGTGTAAAAAATTGTTCTAAATATCCCATTTGATATAAGATCATAAAACCAATTCCCAACATGAGTATGATAATAAATATAAGTAGGGCTGGTCTCTGCATTATTTATACTGTACGATGATATTTTTTTTAGAATTCTTCATCGAAACCGATATCATCTGATACATCATCCATTTTCCCATAGTCACCCACCCTTTTTTCAAAAAAGTTTGTCTTCCCATCGAGACTAATATTTTCCATGAAGTCGAAAGGATTTTTTGAGTTCCAAATTGGGGGTTGCCCAATCTGTTTTAAGAGACGATCGGAGACATACTCAATATATTCGGACATCTTATCGGAGTTCATACCGATGAGGTTACATGGGAGAGCGTCTAAGATGAAATTCTTCTCAATCTCGACAGCCTCTTTTATGATGGTATGAAGTGTATCCGTCGACGGTTTATTGCGGAGTTGTTTGAAGAGTTCGACTGCAAACTCTTGGTGAAGCCCTTCATCCCGTGAGATGAGCTCATTACTAAAACAGAGACCGGGCATGAGTCCTCTTTTCTTTAGCCAGTAAATGGCACAAAAACTTCCAGAAAAGAAGATGCCTTCGACACAAGCGAAAGCGAAGAGACGTTCGGCAAAAGTCTTGGATTTGGCATCGAACCATTTAAGGGCCCAATTGGCCTTCTTTTCGATACAGGGTACAGTTTGAATAGCCTCGAAAAGTTGTTTTTTTTCACTAGGATCTTTGATATATTTATCAATAAGTTTAGAATATGTCTCACCATGAACCATCTCATTATGGCACTGATAGGCATAGAATGAGCGAGCTTCAGATATTTGCACCTCATCAGCAAAGTTGTTGTTAATATTTTCAAAAACAATTCCATCGGATCCGGCAAAAAACGCCAGGATATACTTGATAAACTTCTGTTCATTATCATTGAGTGTTTTCCAGTCGTCCAGGTCCTTAGAGAGATCTATCTCTTCAGCAGTCCAATTGGACATTTGAGCCTTCTTATAGAGTTCCCAGAGGTCTGGATACTTCAGGGGGAAGACGGTAAATCTGTTTAGGGTAGGGGCGAGAATTGGTTCGTAGTCATTTTCCATGTAGTCTTGAAAATCGAAGTATGTTCCGATATGATTTCCGTCAATAAATATTTGAGGGTAGGCTGTTACAGTGTCACCACACAACTTCTTGAGTTCTTCTTTGTCCACTATAATTTTTTCATAATCCAGGCTCTCCTCCTGACTTAATGTAACCGCGTGGTCGCAATATTGACATCCTTCCTTCGAATAAATAATAACTTTCATCTGTGATATTATCCCTGAATATTTTTTGTCTAAAAACTATAAGCATGATTGTGCCATCTGAAATAAATCAGGACGACATTGTAAAAGTGTTAGTAAACGAAGACGGTTTGGAAGATGAGATGTATGGGATTGTTGGTATGAATACTGGTAATACTCTCGGCCTGAGATATCTTAATCCCACTGAACTTATTTATAAATCTGCATGTGTCTATAAAATAGACAGTGGAGACTTATCTCCCACACCTTACGAAAGTGTGACGGAACACCACCCAAGTGGGACATCTTTTAAGGATCTTGAGATGAAAGATTTGGGTGCTGACATGTTTGCTTATTATAGCGAAATCGATATCGAGGATAATGACAGTGATATTTATGATGACGGTCATGATGATGAGTCTGATTTGGAGGGTTTCGTTGTATCTGATAGTGAAATAGTGGGTCAAGATATCGACTTACCAGTAGGTCATGAAGAGATTGATAAAGAGTGGAACAAGTGGAAACCATCCACTTCGGGTGGGAAGAGTTTCAAGGAGACTATTGATATGATCGAAACTCGTGTCAGACGCCTAAGTCAATAATGCGTTTTATGAAACATCTAAAAAAGGTTGCCACAATCAAAAACAATGCTGGCAATCATATGGTCCGAATTGGACGCCCTATTACCAAAAACAACAGAAGAAAAGCTAGTGAATACAAATATATGCAAAGAATGTTCAGGAGTAAAAGTTTTCTCCCCAGAAGGATTACCGACGTGTTCGGAATGTGGTCTCATTGAAGATCGATTTATTGATGATACTGCAGAATGGACGAGTGGTGTCACGGATGGTGGGAAGGTGAATGATCCATCTCGGTGTGGAAACCCAAATTCTAACCCAGAGTTGTTTTCTCAACACTGGGGTAAAGGGACAATTATATCAACGCAACATTCATCCACGTACGAGAATAAACGTATGGCTAAAATAAATTTTCATATGTCTATGAATCATAAAGATAGATCACTATTCCACGCATACAAGGATATTGATGAAGCATGCTACACTCTACCGGAGACTGTACTGAAAGATGCAAAGATATTGTATCGAAAATTCAATAATGAAAAATTAACGCGAGGCGCGGTGCGTTTGGGAATCAAGGCCAATTGTGTACTCTATGCATGTAGACTTGCGCAACACCCTAGAACGACGAAAGAGATTGCGGATATGTTTGGGATTCAATCGAAAGATATAAGTCGTACGACGCAAATCTTCCAAGATAACATATCTGGTGCGACAAAAAAGAATTACGTGACGAAGGCATTTGATGTGATGCAGAGGTTATTGAATTCGTTTACTATAACACGTGAAGAGCGTCTCAAATGTAACAAAATGTGTGGGGCTACAGATGATTGTGTAGATTTGATGAGTAAGACACCAAATAGTATAGCATCTGCTATTATTTATATAGTTCTCTCACCGAAAGTTACAAAGAGTGAGATGTGTGAAAAATGTTCAGTATCCGTACCAACATTGAATAAGATTGAAGTGATTATAAAAAAACACTTAGAGTTTAAAGGTTAATTGTAATAAAATGACTAAACTGTTTCTCGCGACACCATGTTATGGTGGAATGTGTCTCGAGAAGTACATGTCCAGTATCATTAAACTCCAACTTCTCTTGATCAAAGAGGGTATCCAATTATATCTTGATACAACGGAAAATGAATCCCTTGTTCATCGTGCTCGTAATACATCTGTAGGTCGATTCATGCAAAAGACTGATTGTGAATACTTCATGTTTATTGATGCTGATATTCATTTCGACCCGGCGGCAGTTGTACGTCTCGTAAGATCTGGACATGACCTATCTGTTGCGTGTTATCCCAAAAAAGTGATCATGTGGGACCAGGCAGCGAATGCTGTTAAAGCTGGAGATGACCGTGACATGTCTATGCTCTCTTCGAGTCTTGTGATTAACTTTGGGGCGAAGAATAGACCTGTAGAAAATGGATTTATTGAAATTTTGGATGGACCCACCGGTTTCATGGTTATTAAGCGTTCTGTGTTTACAACTCTCGAGGAAAAGTTCCCTGACCTCTGGTGTAAGAATGATCACCAGAATAGGGACTTCGATGAATACCATGCCGTTTTTGACTGTATGATTGATCCAGATACTCGTAGATACTTATCAGAAGATTATGCGTTTTGTCGCCGCTGGCAACAGACCGATGGTAAAATTTTCGCAGATGTGAATACTACTTTGGGGCATATTGGTAATCTACCATTTTCGGGGTGTATGGCAGATAGGCTTAAGGTTTAGAACTTTATTGAGAGTATGAAGTTTGGTACAATCATAGTAACGCGATCTAAATCCTGTCATGTAAAAACATTACATTCAATTCTCAGATTCAATGTAAAATGTCTTCAAAATAAATATGATAATGAAATCATATACGTGAATGATGATCCATATGAAAAAGCTGAAATAATTCAAAAATGTATGAAATTGTATGAACGTATTATTTTTATTGATTTTGGGGTTGGAATTGATGAGACTTCCCTTGAACAATGTTTCAAACAATACGATGGAATTGGGTGTCTTGTATTTCCAGGTGTTCGGGAAGGTATCGATTGGGAACTCTTCAAGCAAAAAGTGAAGAATGAATCAACCGAACCTACATCGCAGATGGGACTCAACTTTGATACGAATATTGATAACAAGATTTCCGAAAATATCTATCATGTAATTTCTACAGATGCGAAGGCGTGGATAATGTATACGAAAAATACAATCAAAAGTATCAAAGATAAGAAGACTGGAAACTGGAAAATCAGTCCAAAGATGTTTGAGAAATTTAAGGAATGTGGTGTGCGAATATATGCATTTACTGCAGCTAAGTTGACGATGACTTATACACATGAATGTTTAGGTAATATCCTAAATGCAGCAGGGGTTAAAGTAAATTAAAGTTTTATACAGAACATATAATATGTCTACCCCACTTCACAAATATGTCATAGACTTTATCCATGCTCGTTGGGGGAGTAAGGAATATTTCCCAGGTCCACAACCTATATCTATCGAACATAAACATTTTCCTATTCTCAAAGGAGGTGATTATATGGTATGTGAGAAGACTGATGGTGAGCGACACATGATGGTTGCCCTCACCTACGAAGGAAAGAAGAAATGTCTATTTGTAAATCGGGCTTTTGCTATGTTTGAGGTACCCATTAACCTTAAAAAGAGTGCTTATGATGGAACGATTCTCGATGGAGAACTCTACGAAGGGACTCTAATGGTGTATGACGCGATTCTCGTCGCAGGTGAATCTGTATGGAATAAGAATTTGTTGGAACGTTTAGAAGCTTCTAAATCTCTCATGCGTTCTATCATCTATATGAAATCTGATACATACCGCCTCAAATGTAAAACGTTCCACCATATGAGGGATTTTGCTATGTTCATGGATGAATATCTTCCCAAAATTGATCAAAAGATTGATGGTCTCGTATTCACACCCGTGAATGAACCTATTAGAATTGGTACTCACGAAACGATGTTCAAATGGAAACCAAAAGAGAAGAATACTGTAGATTTTCTCATGAAGAGGGAACCTTCGAGAGAAACACCAGGATTTAATGCGGGTATACCAACCTGGCGGTTGTATGTACAAGAAAAGGGGAAGATGTATTTCGAGAGTGAAATTCCGCATAACCGAATAGAGGATAAACCATGGTTTGAAGATGGTGCGATTGTCGAATGTATGTACGTCACCTGGGAAGAACCGATGTGGTGGAAACCATTAAAAAGGAGGACTGATAAAACACATCCCAATAATAGGAGGACGTTTTACCGAACCATAGTCAATATTAAGGAGAATATACAGATGAAGGAGTTTTTAGATTGTAGACCATGAAATAGTGACCAGCTTCATTAGGGAGTTCGTGTTCTTTGATATTTTCATCATTTAATAAAAACCATTTATTTTTTCGTTTTACAAAACTGATGTAGTGTCCATCATTTTGGTTTCCAACGTGAACAGCACTGGCAATTAAATTATACTCTACACCTTCAATGTGAATAGTTTCAATAACTTTGATGTGACTTTTCCTATCGAATGAAATCATAAGAATTTGGGACAGCTTTGAAAAGACCATACGAGTCGTAGCGACATTGTGTACTTTACCTTGGGTGTCTTCAAAGTTTTCAAGTGTGTTCCAATCCGTACTCTTAGCTAACATCTTACCCATATCCCCACCTTCAGGGGTTATCAAATGAATACTGAAGTCCTCTTCATTCGATGACTTCCCACCCGGCCATATAGTTTCCTGTGTTTTTTTTCCATAAAACCACTCTTTCACCACCGGTGCAGCTCTCTCAAGAATATCAATGATACACATGACAGCTTCTTGGACGTCGTGTTGTTCATTTGTTTTGAAACGGGGAAATTCCTTTTGAAATTCTGTGAGGAGTGGTTTAACATCCACAGTTTCTTGACCTTTCGTCCAATATATCCGAATAAAATCAGAGTATGCTCTGGTGAATGTACACACACCTGTATAGGGATTTCGTATGAAGTGATTTGACATTACGGGAATATGCAAAAGGCATTGGAGGGCCGTATTAAAATAACACGTATTTCCGATGTTTCCAAAACCTTTCATTACAATTTATGCGTAAAAAAGGCTTAAGAGAAAGACGCAAATAGTAAATGTTAAGATGAATATTGCAGAGAGAGTACTCCCAATCTTTGAAGCCCACAAGGGTGAGGGTGACGTTGAAGTTGAAATTCGTCTCGGTAAGCATAATGGTTCCCTATTTGATACTAATGTAGGTAAGGATACATGGAAACAAGTTCTACGGGGTCTGAAGAAATTTAATGGATGGGAATCTGTTAAGAGTACGACTTCTGAAGTCTATTACAGTGATGGAAATAATGTTCGCATCACACGTGACGAAGAAACTGGTGAGCAAGTGATGATTCAAAAGATCAGTGTCGTTAAAGAGGACTTCAAGCGAGACCCTCTCGATGTACGCTTCTGCATCGCCCGTGAGATTCCCACAACTGGGGAGTACGAGATGGACCGTAAGCGAACCAAAACTAGACACTCTTTTTTACGTAAGAACCTCAGCATAGATATGACCATCTCATCTGGAGACAATGCTGATATGGACTCTGAGGAGGAGGCGAGTTACCAAATCGAATTGGAGATCGTGAAACCCTCAGAGGTGGATTCGGTGTATAAGTTTCAAAACATTCTCCAAAAGATTGATGATCTCGTGAAACTTGTTTCTCAGTAAATAGTAAATGATACTCCCTATCATTCTCATACTCCTCGTATTGGCAATCATGCGTGAAAATCGCACAAAATCCGATGAGGTTGAGGGTTCGAAAAATTTCTATATGAATCAAGGTGCATCGAAGGATATGTATCTTCAGATGCACTCAGATGGAATGTCTCAGGATGTATTAAAAACATTCATCAAGATGGAGGATCGGTTCCTCGAACTCGAGCGTTCGGGGCATCCTCATATAGTTACAGCAACGTGCCTTTCTAATAAAATTAAAGAAACATTCTCAAAATACGACTTCTCTTATCATACAATCCACCTCAAAAATATTGCCCGCGCTAGTTAATCTTATACTTGGTTAATCCGAGCTCTAACAGACTTGTTAATTCCTTTAGGACGCGCATTTGATTTTGCATTGGCTCTAAACTTCAACCAATACTTCTTATATTCAGTCATCCTGCTATTAGAAGGAGTTGTCTTTCTACTCATTATATAATTTGCAGCCGCCAGACGATATTCATTTACAGTGTTGAGTGCTATACCATTGACACTCACCATTTTCATGAGATACTTTCTCTCAAGTTCCCTCTTTCTCTCCATCTTCCAACGACCGACAACATTCTTCTTGATCTTATCTAAATCTTTTTTGAAAGCGATACCAGCCTTATTTTTCTTATTGATTGCGTTAAGAGCTGTCTTCATATTACGTACATCCTGATTGAGGTTAGGTTTATACTTCTTCATCCAGGTCTCACCGTAAAGTTTGGCGATATCTTTACGTATCGAGTTCTCATCGAGACCCCGCTTCTTCATGACCATGGCCTTCGTAACATCACGTTTCACATTCGCAGCTGTACGCTGTACCTGCCTCTTACTAGGTTTAGGTGGAGGTGGTGGTGGTGGTGATTTAGGTTTGGTTAGATTGTTCCGTGCAGTTTGAATTTTCTTACATAAGGTCTTCTTGGTTTCTTTCTCATCAAGTTTAATTTTAAGAATTCCAGTGATACGAATAAGTTCATCCTTCTTAAGGTTTGTACATATCTCACGGCCAACCCTAAATATATTACCATTTCCACCGAGTCGGACATTTTTATTCTTTTTAGTGTTTTTGAATGTCACATTCTTTTTATTAGAAATGTTCTTAATTCTAGTGCGAATCTCATCCTTGGTTGCAATTCTAGAACTACCGTTTACCTTGGTTCTGAAATTCACAACACCCTTACGTCTAGCAAGTGCTACGAGTTCACTTTTGGTCATGCGTTCATTCTCATTCGAGTTTCTTTTGGCATATTTTCTCTTTGGTGAGACAATTTTCTTTTTTGGCTTCGATTTAGTAGCTTTTACACCTCCATCAAACACCCCAGTCACATTAACCTGGTCATCATCGTGTAATTTTTCAATTAAATCTTTCGCAGTGTCGTACCCTTTGAGCATGTTACCGGGAGTTTTCGCACCTACAACCTGAACGTTACCACTTTTTGAAAAAATCAAAGTGGCACTTTCGATGGGTACATAAAGGAAGGGTGTGAGTTCTTCAACGATCGACATAGTCGTCATACCATACATTCGTTGTCGACTTGCGATCACAGGTAAACTCCTAAACTGACCATTAATTCTAAACTTTCCACTCAGGTTGTTGTAGGTGAAGGGGTTATATAAAAATAACTGACGCTCGGTATAGTTATTAACGATGAAACGACGAAGAAGTTCAGGTTGATTCGCGATATTCGTTCCGACAAATCCACTAGAAAATCGAATCTTACCATTTCGGTAAATATTTACAGTACCACCTTTACTTTCAGTGTCATTGGAAAGTGTGATCATGAATTGCACACTTGCAAAATTTTTATTAAGAGACCCCTTGGGACCGGCATTTCGAGTGTGAGAGAAACCTGTCTTAAACTGTCCATACACCCCTTTAATTTCTTTGGTGTCTACGTAAAGGCCTTCACCAATTGGTGTTTTTGGAAGTGGCTTCTTTACCAGTATTTTTTTAAGATCAACGACCGTATCTTTTGGTGCAAACCCAGAATCAACATTGGCATTAAACATGCCTGGATTGAATTTACTAAACTGGAGGGGAGTACTGGGTGCAAAGAGAGCTTTTGCATTTTCATTACTAATATTGGGCATGTCTTCAAATTCACGAAGTACGTTATTAGCTATCTTTTCTGCATTCACATCATCAAATTCATTGAATGTCTGGTCATTAATTAAATTCCTCTGAAGACGTTGGGGAACCTGAACCTGTCTAGGTCTAGGTCGGGGGGGTGAGCGAAATCCCGCAGCGCGTTCGCGCTCTTTTCGAAGCATGGTTTCTTCGAGTTCTCTCGCAAAATTATCATCATTTGAATTGGAATTTGACACTTCGATGCCAGATTCTCGGACAAATTCCTTGACCTTCTGGCTCATGTTATTATATAAGAGTTTTTTTTTAATGATTGTCTGTGAAAGTAATATCATCATCATCGTTGATCAAATCTAGACCATAGATGACTGGTTGGTGTTTGTAAAGTCGCCCCTTGTATGTAACTGTATCAATGCGCACCTCGATTTCTCGTGAACTGAATGGACCAGCATAGAAATCCTGATGGAACTTGTGACTTCCCAGATTGTTCTCTTTACAGTGCTGGTTAAACTTGGGGATGAATTCTTTTTGAGGTACGAAAAGGTCCTTATCGAGTTTGACGTATGTAGATTCTAAGAAGTTTGTGAGACTACTCGCAACCATCGCAACTTGTTTCTGAATCGTCTTGAAGTATTTGGGGACGACGTTCCAAATATCTTTGTCTCTATACTTACTCGAGTAATCGAGGTACCCCCTGACGCACTTGAGAAGAATAATAGGTAACTCCCGATCGAGCTTTTCATCGAGTTGTGGGTCAGCATCCTGTACCTGTTTACCAAAGTTCCATGGTAAAATACGACGTAACACCGATCCAGAGTTGTCTTTCCAATTGGGAACTTCATTACCCCCCAAGACACCTGGAACCTTCCATTCGATTGATACAGCAGTTTGGTTCTTGATTGCGATGGACACATCTTCCCCTGAAACAATTGATTGGAATTCAGCCTGCTCTAGGGCGAGATCACCCTTCACCTCAGGGGCTATAAACATGAAGGAATCCTTAATCGCGGACAGACCAAACTTCTTTTCGATGTTGTTTGAAAGTGTTCCAACATCTTCAGATTCGTAAAACTTTTTGAAAACCTTTGTGATTAGAGTGGATTTACCCGAACGTGCAATACCCTTGAAGAATGGGATCACCTGCCATCCATCCAGTTCACCAATATCGAAGCATAGTCGTCCACCCATGACGTACGCCCAATTGCACACCTCATCTTCAAACTTCTGATACTTTAGAACAGAGTCAAAATAGGGGGTAGGAATGTCTTTCCAGTTTTCCACATGAGAAAAGTCATCAAATTGCTTATCAAAATATTTACATGCGATGATACTTGGGTCAAGGCATGCATATTTATCACTTTTATAAGGGTAAAACCTGCACTCATACGCACCTCTTTCGGGGATCCATTCTTTACCCACAAACACACCGTTTTTGAAAGCCCATACATGACGACGCTTCTTGATCTCTGGGAATTGTGCATCTTTACACTTTGAGAGATTATCGATGACTTCTCGAAAGATAGACCCCTTACTTGTAAAGTTTTTCCAAATCAAGAAGTTACTCTCTTTTTTCGGGAGTGAATAGACATAGTCTTCGATGGTAAACTTTGGGTCCCACGCTCTCGTACGAAACCCATCAACAGTCTTAATTTCTTCACAACAGTGTCCCTTATATCGACGGTATCCAGCTCTATACGCCTCCTTCAGAGAAAGCATCAGACACTTCTGAAAAGGGGTCGAACTTTCAATATCTTCTTCATTCATCGCAGATGGGTCAGTGTATATACTTACTTGTGGGAGTGCTGTTGGTGAGTTTACACGTTCATACGAGATACGATGACGCCTTACATTCTCAAACCCATCCTCAATCTGAAGAATGACATAATTAATTCGCTTGATGGTCAGGTCGACTTCTTCATATCCCTTACCATTCGCTTGTACATGATTCGTAAGCTGGATAAGAAAGTTAATCATACGGTTTTTTATACCAAGGATGGCCATAATGTCGAATTGATCGGGCCTGGGAAATCCGTCATCGTCAAAATTATCAGGGTGAACAAATTGTCGGTACCCCAATTTGGCAGCCCTCTCTAAACATTTTGAATGAATTTCGGGGTTGAGGTACCATCTAAATTCGAAATCATCTACAATCTTCATAACCTGTTCCTCATTCATTGACTGGATGTTCTGTTTCTGCAACTCAGCGAGTGCTTCATAGATATTCGGATCCTTGTCAATGAAGTGAGTGACTTTCATTTACAATAACTAGTATTCTTTTCTCTAAATTAATTTTTAATTTGACTCAACATCTTTATCAAAATTTTATTTTGAGTCTGGAGCTGGTTCGCGATATTGACAAGGGCGGAGCATACAGTGTCACCTTCATCCGTTGCCAAAAGAGATGTCATCAATTCGGCAATATCCATACTATCATCATCATCATCTTCCATTTCTGAAATATCATCCTCGGAGATAATCTCACCTTCTTCAATTTCAATTTCTTCAATTTCTTCAGGCTGTGTCGACATTTAATCTACACTGAGAAAAACTGGGTTCGATAAATGCGCATTTACTCAAAATTATTTTCTCCGTATAGAGTACAAACACTCACAATGGCTGGCGGTCTCATGCAACTCGTAGCCTACGGCGCTCAAGACGTCTACCTTACCGGTAACCCCGAAGTTACCTTCTACCAGGCGAAATACAAGCGTCACACCAACTTCGCGATGGAGAACATCGAGCAGACCGTCAACGGTACTGCCGCTGACTCCGGTCGCGTCTCCGTGACTGTTGCCCGTAACGGTGACCTTGTCGGTGATATGTACCTCGAACTGAAGTCGCTCACCTCCAACACCTCCACCGTGCACGCCACTAATGACTGCAACTGGGTCGCCGAGCGTGCGATCAACAACGTTGAGCTTTCCATCGGTGGTCAGCGCATCGACAAGCACTACCAGAAATGGTGGCGTTTGTACTCGGAGCTTTACTTGGACGAAGCCAAGAAGGCTACCTGGGCTAAGATGACCACTGCTGCCTCCAGCACCGTCTACCTTCCCCTCATCTTCTTCTTCAACAGGAACCCCGGATTGTACTTGCCTCTGATCGCCCTTCAGTACCATGAAGTGCGCATCGACATCGACATCGCGTCCACCTTCTCCACCTACCTGGACAAGAACACTTTCAAGGTGTGGGCCAACTACGTCTACCTGGACACCGAAGAGCGACGCCGATTCGCCCAGAAGGGTCACGAATACCTGATCGAACAGGTGCAGCACACTGGTTCCGACACCGTCAAGTCCGCCAGCCCCGTGCAGGTCCGCCTCTCCTACAACCACCCCGTTAAGGAGCTTGTGTGGTGCTTCTCCAACACTGCCGCTCGTTCGGAACTGTGGAACTTCACCTCCTCGAACAAGTCCACTGATGTCGTTCTCGAGTCCAACGTTCTCGACATCGCGGACTTGTCCAACTGCTTCGTGCCTATCTCCGCGGTCGGTACCCCCCTCTACGCCACCGGTACCTCTACCGTGGGATACACCGAGGAACTCGCGGGTCCCCTCTCCAAGTTCAAGCTTGTCCTTAACGGTCAGGATCGCTTCAAGGAGCAGGAAGGTAAGTACTTCAACCAGGTGCAGGCTTACAACCACCACTCCGGCAACCCCTGCCCCGGTGTGTACTCGTATTCTTTCGCGCTGAAGCCCGAAGAACATCAGCCCACCGGTACCTGCAACTTCTCGCGCATCGATAACGCGCAGGTTGCGGTCACGATGAAGGCGACTGATGCTGAGACCATGCACATGTTCGCGACCAACTACAACGTTCTCCGCATACAAAGTGGCATGGGCGGTTTGGCCTTCTCCAACTAATTTGTTGGTTTCGGTACATTAAATAAAAAATAAAAAATAAAAAATCATTTTTAAAATGCACTGTTAATGCTATTTAAAAACGACAACACTTAGTATTGTATATGTTAGCTACCCCAATCGTTATTTACGCCATTCGACGACGACGAACCTATCGACAACGGAAAAAACCTTGTATCAAGAACGCCGATGCACTCACATGTGCGGTACGTCACAGACGTTGTGAAGGGTGTCCATTTAAGGACTTCTTCAAACCTGATAACCCACTTAAATATACCCCTCCCGATATAGATAATGTTTAAGAAAGTATTAATTCCTTCGTCCTACTATAGTAGCGCCACCACCTACCCTATTCTTGATGAACCATGAATGTCCAACATCGGCGGGTTTGGGTTGACAACTAATTCCGTTGATTCCTAGTACTGACATATTAGTGACTACACCATTATTGGAAGCAAAATACTGGTCCCATCTAGTAGTAGACGTTGCAACAACGTAAAATCCAGTACCAGGATTAGTGATAATAGGGGAAGTAGGGTCAGGACAACCCTCAAGACCAAAACCAATATCTATGATCTCGTCATCTGGGAATTCCAATGTGAAAAGTTTTTTAGACATTGACCCACTCTCTAAAGTTTCAAATTTATATGATACCTCAGCTGATATAGACATATAAGTATCTACTTCTGGTGTTTGATTAGTACGTTTTTTTTCATTCCAATATAATCCATTCTTTATATCATTGTATAATACATTAGGTGTACCTCTTGGTTCCGTCTTGGTACAATTACCACTATCATTCCATAGATTTTCTACATTATTACTACCACACTTAGCATTCGAAGTTTTAGAATTCGCATTGTTTGTGGGAGAATCAATGATTTTACATGTTAAAGCGTTATCGTTATTACCGCCATTGTGTTTGAACCCATTTTCTATGACAAATCCTTTACACTCTCCCTGATATATGTAGGCGTCACACGCCTCAGAACAGTTCTTCAATGCATATTCTCTATCATCACCATAATAAACCTCGGTTTGGTATCTATTGAACCAATACGGTTGACCACTAATTAACCCTTTATAGTTATAGTTTTCCAGGGGTCCCCGTGTAAAATTATACCTCGTGAGAAATTTGGCATCGGGATCTGATGGAGTACTAGATGTCGATATCAATGTTTTACCTTGATATTTTGATACGTAAAGTGGAGTACAATTTCTTATTTCGGTGGGGAATTGCATATTTGTGATATTTGTTTCATTATTAAATTTTTTTATACAAACACCGTTATCAGTATCATTCACTAATGGTGATAAGTATACATCTTCTTCACCAAATATATTGATATCATCATATTTTATTATAACCCGCCTTTTAGTAATAGAAGTTATGAGTTCATTGTCACCACCAACGTCAACTAATGTAAGTTCTTGAATTTCATTTGCATCTATCACCCTTGAAAGTTGGTTGGCGTTTATTATACTTTCTCCTGTAGCCACTATGTTACCATCTCCAAGTGTATTCGAATCGAAAGACAACGTAAATGTGTGTGTACCTACTACATTTTCACCTTCTTTTGGTGTGAATTTAAATTCATAAATAGTATTCTTCGAAACGGGTGCATCTATATTCCGGATGTCACTGTAAGTACCATGTGTACGAGAACACTTAATCGACTTTATTAAATCTACACCCGATTCAATGGAAAATTTATAAGTAAATTCAACTTGTTTGGATATTTCAGCCAGTTCATCTGATGTATAATTCTCAGTTTTTCCAGAATTACCGGGCTTTTTAGACATGGACACACCAAGTATATTGAATTTAGGTTGTTCCTGAGATTTCATAGGTTTCGTATTTTGTGTATTGATTATCAATATCAATATCAATATTAATGTAATTATTACGAATGCAGATGTGATAATTATCCTATCGTTCATTATAATATATATACATAATAAATTCAATTAAATGGGATATAAAAGATAAGTGTGATGAGTAATCATGTATGAGGTTTACACTGATGGGAGTTGTTTGGGGAATCCTGGACGTGGTGGTTGGGGTGTGGTGGGTGATGATTTTAAACTCAGTGGTAAACAGTCTGATACCACCAATAATGCAATGGAGATGACCGCAGTTCTCAAAGCCCTCGAAGAATGTTTGAATAGGGACATCCAAGAAGTGTGTATATTCACGGATAGTCAATACGTGAAGAATGGTATTAGTGCATGGATTATAAATTGGAAAAAGAATAACTGGGTGACTTCTACAGGTACACCGGTGAAAAATAAAGAGTTATGGATTGCTATTGATGAAGTACGTAATAAACTGAAACTTGTTAATTGGAAATGGGTAAAAGCACATAACGGAGATCTAAAAAATGAAGAAGTTGATAAATTAGCCTATGAAGCTGCAGGTGGAACTGCTGCAAAGTTTTACGGTATCATTCGAGGACATATCCCAGGTATTTACACCACGTGGGGTGAGGCTAAAACACAAATTGACGAGTATCCGGGTGCGGTATACAAATCTTTCAAAACTCGCCCAGAAGCTGAGAAATATATGAATACACCCGTGAAAGAGTGTATTTATTTGAATGTTCCTTTTAGTGATAAAGATCACGTTAAATCATTTGGTGCAAAATGGGACCCCGTGAAAAAAAAATGGTGGGTACAAGAAATGAAACCAGAACTTGAAAATTATATATGTTAATAGTAAGTGCAATGGGTGAAGTGGATGTGCCCCATGAGCATTTTTGGTGTGAGAAACAGGAGAAGTTACTCATCAAGTGGGCTGAAAAAGCCGCTGGCTATCGATGGCTCCATAATCACGCTCGACTCTATTATAAACAACAACATGACTGCTTGTCCTACCCAAGTATAATCATTGCGAGTATCACAGGTGTAGGTGGTTTCGCAGTTCTTAATCCAAGTAATAATGACGATGTAGACCCAGACACGAAGATAAGGATCATGATTGTAATGTATTTTTTCGCATTCCTAAATGTGTTCGGTGGTATTCTCACATCCATCAGTAAGTTTGGTCAAAGTGCAAACTTAGAACTGGCGCATTCTGCGATGTGTAAACAATATTCAAAGTACTACCGAAATATAGATATGGAATTATCCCTAGATGTTACACATCGTGCAGATATTACAGGGTTGTTAAAGAAGTGTCGTACAGAGTATGATAGATTTTTAGATGAGGCTCCTGATATACCTTCAATTTCTATTAGGGTCTTCAATGAAGCATTTCCTAATAAAGATAATAAACCAGATGTATGTAACGGTCTCAGCATAATTAATTGTGACACGGGTTCGGAGATTTCTAACCCCATCTCCAGGTGGTTATCAAGTGTTAAGAATATGAGAATATCGAGAAAGAGTCTTGATAATTCTGTTGAGGTATAGTATATAATGCAGAAACTCTCTATTATCCTCGCGACGACTCTCTTCTATGGTATCCTATATTCTATACTTAACGAAGTCGATCCCAAAGCTTTCGGTTTCAAGAATACTATAGATCCTTTCTATTTTTCATTCACCACCATGAGCACTGTGGGCTATGGTGACTACGGCCCCAAGACGAACATGGCTAAGATGATGGTCATATCTCAGCAATTTATCCTTTTATCGGAGATTTTGAGCTAAACAATAATAAAAATATCCCATTAGTATAAGATGTGGATTCTATTTATCCTCATATTGTTATTTGCATATTTATATATAACTGCAAATAACAACCTGAAATTCGTAAAATCCCGAGATGATACTCCGGGGTTTAAAGTACTTGATGTGTTCAATGAGAGTGAAGTCAATTATATTCTCGGTCTCGTAAAGTCGAAACAATACTTGGCTATCAAGAAGTTTATAAACAATCACCCAGGTATATTGAAAGAAATCTATTCGATATGTGGTGAAGAGTATACATTCGTGGATTATATATTTTCCATCGAGAAATCTAGTGTATCCACATGCCACCGCGATGAGAATGGTTTCGTATTCAATTCCAAGTTAAAATATCCCTCGTATACGATCATCTTCTACCTAGAAGATATGAAAGCATGTCTAGATGTCATACCCAATTCACATGAAGATAAGAATAAAATATACCTCAGTAAATCCTTGGAGAGTGTTCCATGCAAACCTGGACAAGCTATCTTATTTAACGCTGATCTCATCCACTCGGGTTCTATAAATGAGAAAGATGATAACAAACGGATACAAATGAAAATCACACACAAAGATGATCTCGAAAATGTCGAACAGTTCGACAAGTACTATAGGGTTGGTGATGTCTCCAAGGATACATCGAAGCAAAGTACACTCTTCTTTCGACGTCTCTCTTGTGGGATACCGGGTCTCGCAGATCTCACAAAAAATGGGAACGGTATGCCCGAATTTATGGAGCATGCCTACAAAAAGTTTGTTTATGGCGATAAAGATAATTACAAACTCAAAGTTATAGAACCAGTGGAGTAAATTTTCTAAGGTATTGTAATGGATAGTTGTTATTATTATAGGGAATATAAACTCCCAAAAGGTAACCTGGATTCTACTGTGGATTGTACATACGTACTCATCATGCACGACTCTCCAAGGGAGGATCAGATCTATCAGCATATCATGAAAGCCGAACCAACTTCTAGAGTATTTTTTCAATACAATTTTGGTTACAAAAAGTGTAATAAGTCACTGCGCGAGAATAAACCAAATATTGATTTAGAGGATGCCTATAAAACTGCGTTCAAACATGCACTTGAAAGGGGTTGTAAAAGAATCCTTGTTTTAGAAGATGATTGTGAGTTTGATGAACGTATTAGGGATCCGGAAATTGTTGAAGATTTAAACACATTTTTCACAGAGAAAAATCCCGACATTTATAACTTGGGAACTACATTCGGGTTTCCACTTCCAACAGATGTGATTGTAGGTAAAAAACATCAACTCTTAATGTACAATAGTGCTTCACATGCAGTTATATACAATGATAAATATATGAATTTTGCTATAGAAAATGATTTCCTGGGGGGACATTCCGATTTTGAGACAAATAGACATCTTTCCAAGTATACCTATAAGTTTCCATTAGCATACCAAAAAGTTGTAGAAACTGAAAATGCAAAAGAAGGTTGGGGTAGTGCTTATTTTTTATTGGATAATCTCATAGTCAAACCATCTGGTATTGATAAAATTGTTCAACCAGGATATGATAACATAAAGAAGGCCTATGATTACATTAGCGTTATTTGTTTTGTATTATCTACACTTCTCACGGTTTATTTAATTAAAATGAACATTCGTAAATCCAGTTAAAGATTTTACGACTTATTAAGATGTGGGAAAGGATCCCACCGTTATACAAGTTGGTTAGTAATATAATCAGATTGCACACTGTTCCAGTAACTCAGTTGGTTAGAGTGTGGTGCTTATAACGCCAAAGTCACGGGTTCGAGCCCCGTTTGGAACATCTTTTAGAATGTATTTTCCTCATTGTAAAAGATGTTATTTGGAGACTTAAGTCTATCGAAACTTTATAAATTAGTAATGAATAATGGATCGCATCATCGATTCAATTGGACTGGTAAGTTCTATACTCATCGCGGTCATGTTTGTCCCCCAAATTGTTCACGTGTATAGAACCAAAGATACTGATGCGATCAACTATACATTCCTAGGTCTCAACGTTTTGGCAAGTTCATTGGGTCTCGTGTACTCAATTTATTTCAATGTAGTGCCTATGATTGTTGCTAATACCTCCGCTGGTTTGTTCTCTGTTTCTCTCGTGAGTATGAAGCTCATAAACGGGGTTAAAGAAAAGACTCATAATACATATATAGTGGGGGACGAAGGAGCCACTCCGGCTCTCATGGTCTAGTGGTTATGACGCAGGTTTCTGATACCTTAAGTCCAAGTTCGATTCTTGGTGGGAGCTCATCCCACCTCTCTTAGCTCAGTTGGTAGAGCAATGGACTGTAGTTCCATTTGTCACCTGTTCGATTCAGGTAGAGAGGACACATGTACCGTATATTAATAGTACAATTGTCGTTTTTTTCCCATAGCTCAGTTGGTAGAGCGTGCGACTGTTAATCGCAAGGTCATCGGTTCGAACCCGGTTGGGAAAGTTTTTTACTTTTACAGTGTGTTTTCCACTTTGTAAAAATAACCTATCTTATTGTATGACTTATACCCCAGCTCACATCAATCCAATATGGAAATGGATGCGTAGTAATATCGTTAATCTATCGTTTACAGCCAATAAGGCTGTTGTTATACGTGATTGGCGACTAGCTGCATTGCATAGTTTTTTTAGTATTGGTATTGTGATTTGGGTTATTTATTCATTATTTGCGGGAAAGACGTATATCGTCACCGAAGTTCCTACAGGGGTTGCGAGTGCTTGGGGTTTGGCCTCGACCGAGTATACGTCTACCCAAACTGCGATATACCAAGGTGGTGCATCTTTCTGTGATACTCTCTCAAATTACCAGTTTAAATACTCCGATGATTGGTACTATAGTGCACCAATATGTGCGTTCTATATCGGGGCTGAGTTAATATCAAAACTACCCTCGGGTAATGTGATGTTTTTTACTACACACATATCTGAAACAATAAAACAAAGGTACACTAAACCCTACACTGGGTGTATTTCAGACTCAAACGGTCTCGGAGAAGCGATAGAGGTCATGGGACGATGTGAACATTCAAAATCTACAAACTTTTTAGCACCCGGTATAGAAGAGAGTTATTTCGCATTCAATCATTATTTCGATTCTCGTATACAATCTGGAGCAAAACCACTCACATATATTAGGAGAGAGGGGTTTGATGATAATCTATACACATTTGAAAGGGGTTCCGCAATTCGTCTGAAAGTGTCGGAGTGGCTAAACATTACAGGAATTGAACTCGATAAACCATTCAATGAACAGAACGTAGATGGTTTAGATATTACAGGTTTCAACGGTGCTGGAGAAGACATCGAAAAGTATCCATACGTGAGAACCAGTGGGTTGCGGTTGAATATAGAGGTCAAGTATCATAACTTCCACCTCGACCGAGTATTACATACAGATATGGGGAGTGAAGATGTGTACGCTGTCGTGACAGTATCCCCCAAAATTGGTTGGTTCTCAAAAGGTGATGAAATATTGTATAGCCAAGTCGGTGGTGGTGCAACATTTGACAT